AACCGTTTCCCTCCAAACAAATAACGTCTGATCTTGGCTGACACCCAGCGTCCCGGATTTCTCCCATTGTATCAGCGCTCCCTTGCCAGCTTTCTTTCCGTAAATATCCGTGTCGCACCCCCCCCCTAATTTTGAGGGTACACGATGACTTTTGCTCCACTTGTGTTTGCCCCCCCAACGGCAGCGGTGATGGAACAGGCGACGTCTCCATCAATCGTCTGGTTGTACACATCCACCGCTACCGCATTGCCGCAAAAGGGCTTCTTTCAGTTCCGGCGGCAGTTCCTTGCCCCTCTTCTGCGCTCTGTTCAAAATCCCAGCGCAAGCCCTTGCGCTCAAACAGTATTTCGGGTGCGCTGAGTCCTCCAAAATCTGCGACAAGCGCGATGCGTTTTCTTCTCTGGGGGACTCCCCAAAACTGTGCATCGTGTACTCGCCAAGCAATGCTCCATCTTCCATCGTCAGCGTAATATAACCCGGCTGACGGCCATCCGCGCTCCGGCACACACACACACACATCGGCGGCTTGCGGTTCTGCGACTTTGATGATTTCTTCAATGACGGCGGCGAAGTCCGCGCCTTTCGGGTTTCCGCTGCTGAAAGCACCGGGGACGTTCTCCCACACCATGTATCGAGGTCGAATAGCCCAACCTGTCCTTCGATTATCCCTTGCATCACGTTCCCTCATTTCTCGCACAATTCGCATTTGCTCCATGAACAAGCCGCTGCGTTGTCCCGCAAGTCCGGCGCGTTTCCCCGCTACGCTCAAATCCTGGCACGGACTTCCACCCGTGATAACATCCACAATCGGCAGCTCATAGCCGGATAGTTTTGTTATGTCCCCGTAGTGTTTCACTCCGTCACCCTCTCGTCCGTCACATACAGGAAATCCACGCTTCCCAAATCAAAGCATCCGACAAACTCTGTTGCCGTCATGCTGTTCTGCGGTTTTCTGTACGCAAATACTACGTCCTCTTGCTTCTCGATTGCGTCAACCTTGATATTGCAGATTGTGTCTTTGCATTTCATTATCAGTCGCATAGCTAAACCTCTCTGATCGTGATGCCGTACTTTTCTTGCATCATCTTTTTCTTCATCTTGTAGATCGGCGTTTGCGTTGCTTTCCCGCCTTTGGTATCTTCCACGACCTTTTCCCATTCCTCGGCTTCTTCAAAGCTATACCCGCCGTCTTTCTGATACTGCCGAATTATGCGCTTTTCGTACACAAAATCGGCTTTGTACCGAATAGCCCTTATCCGTTCCCCTTGCGGCGTTGTGTATGCCTCTTGCAAGGTGAAATCCTGTTGAAGTTTCAAATCGCGTATCTTCCCCGCTTTCAGCATCAGCATAAGTTCGTCGTATCTCCGCGCTTCTTTCTGCGACGCAAAGCGTATATTCGCGCTTTCTCCGCTTCTTTCTGCGGGAGTGTTGTTATACTTGCTTTTGCCTTCGCCGCCGTTAGACGCACGATTTTCGGCTTTCTCGCGCATTTGACGTGCTACTTTGTCTGCTATCTGTTTCTGCGCCCACGGAGGGAGAGAGTTTATGTCAATTCCCATTAGCTATATGCTCCTATCATCCATTCAAGCGCGGCCTCGCCGTTCACAAAATCCGCTATTCGTGGGTCGGGATTAAAGTCTCGTTGTGCTTCTCCGCTTAACAGTTGCTTATCCAGTATTCCAAATTTTCCTCTGCTGTCATCGTCAGCCACCATTGACGCGGTTTCCCGTGCTTGTTCACCATCGTTTCGTTCCCGTATATCGGTTCTGTACAAGTCTGTGCGGCGGCGGTTCGCTCGCGTCTGTTCGGAGGCTCCAAATCCAAAGGTCGTAAATCTGCTGACCGCTCCACTCGGAGAACTTTGCCGTTCCGCGTCTCTCTCTCTCTCTCTCTCCGGCGTTGTTGCCCGATCTGCTGGTCGCATGGACAAATTCGCTTCCAAATCCGTCAGGCGTTCCATGCGACCCATCCTGTGTATATCGCTGTACCCCCCCCGCATTGGAATTGCCTACCAATTCTCCAGTTGCTACCTTGATTTCTCCTAGATGGTTTGCAATCATCTTGTCAAATGCGCGGATATACTGTTTCTTGTAACCAGGCCACCGCTCAAAGTCTCGCAACATACCCTCGCGTCCTTGTAGCGGACAACCGATGCAACCTAACCTCGTAAAACCTTCATCGTACAGACAGCAATGCGGGACTTTTACAACGTCGTTTAGAAACTCCCAAACATCATCATCCGTCCAGTCTACTATTGGATTGATGGTCGTTTTTCGTTTCAAATAGCATTGTTCCACCATGCGCCGCGCTCCGTCGTTATCGTCCATGAAAACGATGCCGCCGTTTTTGTTTCGCTTATACGACGGGTTTTCTTCCGCTTCTGCGTGGAGCTTCTTGCTATCGGTTTGAATATCTGCTACACCGTGCAACGCTTTTCTGCGTACACTTTCAGCCCAACGAACACCCGTAATGACAACGCGCCCTTGCCCCCCCGTCTCTTTCAGCGAAGAACAACAATAACGCGCTTGTCTCGTCGGCGGGATGGTACGATCTGCTATCAAGTTCCACATTGTTATCTGTCTCGGTGTTCCGTCTGCGCGGTAATGCTCTGGCTTGCTGTCATTCCAGTAATGCCGTTCCCATTCAACATCGGGGTAATTATCGCGGATAAACCGCATAAGCTCTGGCGGGTCAACTGTCGTAACGGAATAGTGCGCGTCGAACTTTACTCCCGCCATTTTCGCAAGGTGATAGATGCATTGGCTATCTTTCCCGCCGCTGAATGCGAGATAATAGCCCTCACCGTTTCGCGGCTCAAAAGTCTTTAGCCGCTTGATTGCGTCCTCCACCTTGTCAACGTGTCCGAAAAGAGTATCTTCAACTAACATCTTCTTTGCTCCTATACGGCTTGAATTTCTTGCACGTTCCGTCTTTTTCGATAAACCCGCCCGTGCAGTATATCCCGCAAATGTCTGTTCTCATTCGTGCGTAATAGCAGTCAATACAGAGTTTGATTTCTGGCGGGTAGTATTTCTTTTGCTTCACCTTTCCTCCCTCTTTTTCCGCATATACTTCCTTGCCGCTTTCGCCGTGTAGCTGTTGAGCATGGATTGTGTTTCTTTCGCTTTGCGCTTTGCTTCTGCTGACGCAAGCTGTTCTGACTTCCACGCTTTGTAGGTTTCGCAATCAGCGTGACACCCGGCATAGCGGTTGTTACAGTTCAAACATGGGGTTGTCATTCTCATTCCGTGTCAATCAAAGGCGTATTTCGTGATGCTGTCGCGGTCTACGTCAAACCCACACGCTTCTGCGCGGTTCTCTTTTGTTTTCAAAAATTCGTCGTAGGTCATCGTAACAACTCCCTGGCTTTCTTCTTCCGTTCCTCTGCGATAATCCCACGCTTGCTATCTCCCGCCATTGCCAGAGGGATAGGACACATTTCAAGCACACGGTCATTGATGCGCCCGCGCCATAAATCCGCGTCTGCTTTCATTTCGTTGAAGTCAAGATTCGTGGTTACGATTGTCGGAAGATTCGTCTTGTATCTTGCGTCAATAACGGAGTACATGAGTTCAGCGGAGTATGTGTTGTTCCGCTCTGCGCCGAGATCGTCCAACACAAGCAACTTGACGCGGGCGATAACGTCAAAGAGTTCGTCTTTGTCCCATTGCCCTAGCAGATTCATCAAGTTCGCTGTGGAGGTAAACCCGCAAAGGACGCGCTTTTCAATCAGCGCATTGTAGATACAGGCCGCATAGAATGTCTTTCCAGTCCCCTTGTTGCCATAGAACAAGATACCCATGTTCTCTTTCCGCATTTCGTCCCATTTTTCAACGTACTTTCTGCACGTTTTGGCAATCGGGCTATCGGCGTTATCGTCTTTCGCAAACGTCCACTTCACATCATCGCGCATGGTATGGAGCGTCAGCCGGACGTGCTTCATGGATTCATCAAAGTTCCGCTGTGCTTCTGCGTCTTTCTCTTTCTGCTCTTTCTCTATGTCGCACTTGCACATGATCGGGACGAGCTTCTTTTCCACGTTTCCGTTTTCGTCTGGAATCCAATCAATCCATGCCTGGCGCGGCTCTCCGCACTTGCCGCAATGTAAGATGCCATCTTTGGTAAAATCGCCCTCACGCTGCGTTTTTGGTCTTGCAAGGTCGTTTAACACGGCTTTAACGTATTCATTCATCGTCAAAGAAACTCCCCTTTGTCGTGTACTGCTTCTGTTGCGGCTTCGGTGTCATCTTATTTAAGCGGTCAAAGGTGATCCCCTTGTACCCGCTTGCCATGCTGTCGCTGATAACACCGATAACCGCGTCCTCTCCGTACTTGTCTGCGTTGTTCTTGATTTGCGTAATTAGCATCTTCAATCCACGCGGCTGATAGTTTTCGCGGCGTTCTTTCTTATAGGCAATCCAATCATCAAACGCCTCTTTGAGCTGTCCAGAAAACGGGATTTCGGGGGATTTAGGGGGTTCTATTTCTATCTCTAACTCTTTCTCTATCTCTATACTCTTACTCTCGTTATTTTTCGTAACGCTTTCCGTAACGCTTTCGTAACGGTCAAGTAACGCTGTTGCCTTTTGCTTCTCCCTAAACCGCCTTTGACGATTGGCATTTTCGTTGTCTGCGGCGCTTCCAAGCATCTTATGGACTTCGCACATGAAAACGGTTCCATCGTCCATAATCTCCATCATGTTCAACTCGGTAAATACTTGGATTGCAGCCCTTACAATGTCGATATTTGTGCGCGTTATTGTGGCAAGCATGGTTTCGTTGTATGGTATTCTCTCCGAAAAGCGCAACGTACCATCATGGTCTACGCTTTCGCATAGAAGTTTCAGATAAAACAAAATGTACTCTTTCCCATTTGGCATATCCTCGACAATCTGAATGTCGTGCCGCTTGAAAAAGTCGCATTTCAGTTTAAGCCAGTAGTACCGTTTTTCTGCCAAGATTCACCCCTCCCGCATGGTGCTTTGTCGCCTTTTGTCGGGTAGCGTAACCCTTAATCAAAAGGGAGATCGCCTTCCGTGTCAGACAAATCGGAAAACGTACTCTGCGGCGCTTCCACATCAACGGGCTTTGCGTTCTTCTTGCTTTCGCCAAAGTAAACGTGATCCGCTACGACTTCCCATTCGCGGCGCTTGTTGTCGTTCTTGTCTGTCCATTCGCGGCTCTGCAATCTGCCGGAAACCATCAGCATACTGCCCTTTGTCGCATACTGGTGGATGATCTCGCCCGTCTTGCCCCACGCTACGCAATTAACGTAGTCAACCTCTTTCTTCTCCCCCGTAGGCGCAAAATCGCGTTCACACGCAAGCGTGAAACTTGCAACCGCTTTCTGACTTTGCGTATAGCGTAGCTCGATCTCGCGTGTGCATCTTCCGGCAATCGTTACCACATTCAGCATATTGTTTCTCCTTTACAAAAAGTTCTTGCCCCATTCGGCAATCCATTCATCTGTTGTTAATCCGTAGTAGTCCATAGCTCTTTGCTGTGCTTCGCGTTTGAGCATCTGCGCGATTTCGCCGCGAGCGTGTGCGCCGTTCAAGTGACAAGTCCAATGGCAGAGCATGACCCAAATTCCATATCTTTTACTCTTGGAACGCAATGCGCCGCCAAACGGCTCATGCCTGTCGAGCTTTTCAGATGATCTGCCGCAAAGATAGCAACGCGAAAGATCGCTCTGCATTATGCTCGGCGCATATCCGTTCTTGTCCAGTTTTTCGTTGTATCTGCTATTTAACTCTTTGTTGCCATTCATGCTCTGTTGCAAACCTCCACTTGTAACCGTGGTGTTTCCTTTGTAGCCCGTTACAACATCGGCTAACGCTTGATAGATTATGACCATCATTAACTGCGTCCATTTCAGTTTCGTAGTACAGCTTTTCTCCGTCTTTTATTCTTGTTGCAACAACCTTTTTCCCCTGCTTTTCCCTCACACCTTTTCTGTGGTTTGTGCGCCATTCAATAGATTTGTTCGCATACCTTCCGGCATCAAAGGAATACTTGTTGTTATATTCTTTGGTACACCATTCCAAATTACCGACATAGTTATTGCTTGGGTCAAAATCTTTGTGGTTTATATCAGGGTAATCGTTTGGGTTTTCAATAAACGCAGACGCAACAAGTCTGTGAATAAGGAAGCCCTTTTTACCTGCACGAACAAAAAGCTGCACTCTGTAATATCCCTTATCATCAACTTCTTGTTTCATAAGTCTCGATTTAACGTGCTTGTATTTCCCGTTTTTGTCTGTAATGATGCGATCTAACGATTTGACGCGCCCATAATTGCTTATTTGGTATATGCCTTCATATCCGATTACGTCGCGCCATTCTTCGTTTTCAAAATTCTCTATTTCTATTTCTCCTTTCTTATCTGTTCTTATCCCACTCCTTTAGCAAAGACTTAATCCTTTCGTCCGGCTCTACTTCGGCTGAAAATCGCCATGTGTAACCAAGATGAAATGCCTGTTTCCCATGACAACATTGGCTTACCGCGCTTGGATGAAACCCGTCTTTTTTGCAATCGTTTAGGCAATCGTATTGAACTTCATCCCCGGTAGCTATGTTTGTTCCGATCACACGTTTACCTTGTTTCTTTCTTGTTCCATCCGCTATTGCCTTTTTCCATTCCTCGCCATAGTATCTTCCGTTTTTAATCGAATATCTGTTGTTTTCCGTCATTGTTACCCATTCGAGATTATCTGCGTGGTTGTTTGATGGGTTAAAGTCTTTGTGATTAACGTAATTGCATCCATCTGGCTTTAAGCAAAAAAGCTCCGCGACAAGACGATGAACGTATACCTGGCGTTTTTCTCCGTTGTTGAATAGTAAGACCCACTTATATCCGACACCGTTGTCGCCTTGCTTTACAATGCGCTCCTTAATGTGCATAACCCTACCGTCTTTAGCTACAATGTCTCTCGCAAGACTTTTAACCGCACCATAAGAACTGACAAGGTAGTGTCCGTTAGTGTTTGGTATTGCTTTCCACAGTTCCATTCCACGCCTCCAACATTCCAGAAACCTTTTCGGGCGGTAGTATCTCTATCCCAAGCGCCCTTGCGTCCTCCTGTACGTTTGTGATTAGGCGGCTCATAGTTGCCGTATCGTAGCTACTGCTTCCGTAGTAAAGAGTTACATTCACGCAACCTTTGATTTTTGACGGGAAACGCTCTGTCTGCCATCCAAGCCCCAACTTTTCCCATGACCTACACAACTCGTCTGCGGCTTTCTCCATGACGCATACTGTGTCGCTGTTGCCGCCGATCTCTTTGATTGCGTTTCTATATACCTCTGTTTTCGGAACGCCTGTAACTGCTGATATTTTGTCTACAAGCACAAAGAAATAGGCATTTGCGTCCAAGCTGCGCCGCTTCTTTGCCTTTGCGATCTGATACTCCCCTGCCTCAAACCCGATTGCAAACCGCACCGCTTCAGGGTCTGCCGTTGTGAGTATCAGCTTCCCCGCGCTCCATTCGGCTGCGTCAATCTTCATTTCGCACTATCGGGGTACAGTTTCTTGATGCAATCGAGGCAGAGGACTTGTCCAAATTTCTTTTCACTCCCCGCCGCGTGTTGACGGATGCCGATTTCTTTGCCGTTCTTGTCAAGGTACGGTGTCAGCTTGTTTCCGCAGTTCTGGCAGATAAACATATCGGTTTTCGGCGGCTTCGGCGTGGTCGGCTCAGGCGTTACGCTGTCCGGGTCGATCATTTCCTCTGTCGGGATGCAGAACGTCTGGAACATAGCGTATTTCATTCCAACCGCAAGCGCCTTGTTGCTGGCCTTGTCGCCGCTGTCCATGCCCTCACCTACCACGACAGCGGAAACGCTTGTGCCATCCTCCGCATAGAACGTGTATCGAATGGTGAGAATGGAATAAATCAGATTGTTTCCCTTGTTGGTCTGCCGTTCCTCTCGCTCATGCCCGATAACCTCCGGGACACAGAAAACCTTGTACTTGCTCATAAGCGGCTGAAATGTGTTCATCACATCATCAATGCCGCGATACATGAAACCCTGCTGCTGATTTTTCTTGTTCTTCCCGATGGAATAACCCTCCTGCATGATTGCGGTGATTGCTTCGTAAATGTTCATGTCTACCTCACTTCAAAACCATGTTCTGTTTCTCTACCAACGCCGCGCCGGGGACTTCCTCACCCGCCGCAAGCGCCGCCTTGATTGCTTCTTTGTTGATTTCCGTGGTCTGCCGCAGATACCGAAAATCGGCAAACTCAAAAAACTTGTCCTCGTCGATCTCCACGCTCTTGCTTGTGCGATAGCTGATTGCCACCTTTGCCGTTTTCAGAGTTTCGCCGTCAAGGGAACGCATCAGATACGCTTTCAAGCTGTCTCTGTTTCGCTCTACGGTCTTTCGCCTATCGGCAAGGTTTTTCTCCTCCGACTTAATCATTTCGGCTTCTGCGGCAAGGTTTTTCAGTTTCAGCGCCATGCCCTCCAGCTTTTCTTGCCGTTCCATCGTCAGCGCGGTCAAAGCGTCGCCGTCGATTTCACCAGTTTCCGGGTCGATGCTGTCAAGCAGAGCGTCAAGGTCTGCGTTGATTTCGTATAAAGGTCGCATTTAATCCTCCTTTGGCGGCTCTGTCCGATTTCCAAGCAATGTATCTGCCCCGTGCTTGTTCCAATGTGCTACAACCTTTTGCAAATGCGCTGACAGTTCATCATTCGTGATAAACGGCTCCCCAACAAGCACAAGTGCGGAATCGCCGGACATGAACATGATTTCCGTGTTCGATTCAAGTTCACCCGCATCAAGGGCGCGGAATCTATCAGAGTAAACGCTTGTGCCTTTCTTTCCAATGCGGACGGACTTGATTTTTGATTCGATAAACTTAAACTCGGTTGTGCCGTCTGGGTGTTCTTGACGGCGAATATAACCGATTCGTTCTTTTGTGGTAATCACGCACCCGCCTCCTTTCTACATTCGTTCACACACTCGGCGCACAGAATTTCTCCGTGGATTTCGTAGTATTCGTCGCCCTCTTGGATTTCTGTTCCGCACCAATCGCAAGTCGTGAAGATGCGCAGATTTCGCGGATAGCCCGTCCGCTCAGCGGTGGTTATATCCGGGTGTTGCAAGTCTCGCATTGCTTTTTCCTTTCTCTGTACTCGCGCCGCTTGCGGTTATCTTCTTCCCTGTTTGCGGCGTGTTTTGCGCGTCTGTAGGCGTTTTCTTTTGCGCGTTCTTCGACTGTCATGGCGTAATACTGCGCCCGCCTACGCGCCCTTAATTCGTCTGAATGGGCATCGTAAAAGCGTTTATTCTTTGCGGTAATATCGCGGCTTGATTCTTTCTCTTGTCTCCGTTTCCATGCGTGGCCGTCACAGTTGTGTATATAGCTTTCGCGCTTGCAACTCTCCGAACAGAAATAGCAAGTCTTTTGCTTCTTTCCGCCCATGTTTGGAAGCTGACGGACAAACGGCGTGTCAGCCGTGGTTATCATCGTCTGACCGCATATCGCGCAAGTCCGAAACAGCGTCAAGCGGTTAGTTGTGTTTCTCCGTACTGCCATCATTCAGAACATAGCGCACGAAACGCACGGGCTTTCCAAACTTGTTGCTTCCGCTTTCCCACTTCTTCTTAATGGGAACACCAGCTTTGACAAGTTCGCTGATACGGGATCGCACTTCGGTCATACCCAAAGCGTCTTGCGCTTCACGCACCGTTGTACCGCCGCCAATGCGGAGATAGTCAAGCAACGCGATTGCGTCCGGCTTCAGGTGGATTTCATTCATGCGTTCCACCTACACCCATCACACGCGCCCTTGTGACGTTCTTTGTACTGCCCGCACCGCAAGCAAAGTTCGTTGCGGCAGTTTTCCAGTTTCTTTTGAAGCGCCGTGATTGCGTCTGCTGCTTGCGTCAAGTGGTCGGACAGCATGATAGGCGTTTCCCATTCGTTGCCCTCTGCCCACTCCGCTTCTTCGCGCAAGTCTGCTGTCAGTTGTTCGTACATTCAGTCCTCCTGTTCCATTTCTTCACCGCGCCAGATGCGTCATGCGTCCACTGGATGTACACGCCGCAATCCGGGCAACCTACCCATCCGCGCATATAGCTCCCGCCGTGCGTCTGCACCTTGCTCCCTTTTATGGATGCTTCGCCGCCGCAGAACGGACATTTGAGGACGGTCATTAATTACCCCACCCCCAAAGCCCGCAGACACGCGCTGATTGCAAGCGCAGTAACCACGCAACCGACGCTCATTACCACCATCCAGAAGCAAAGCTCAACAAAGCGGACGATCTTCCGCCGCCGCATTGATTTCGTCATGCGCGAGAAAAGAATCATTCCTTTACTGTGCATATTTTCCTTGCCTTTCCGCTCCCGCTGTGTTATCATCAGCAAGAGCTAACCCGTTCTCAGCCGCTTGTTGGATTGCCATTCCGCAAGCGGCTTTTCTTATGCGCGGATAAGAAACAGTCTGCCGCCCCGCGTGATAGCAGAAACGCCGACGTGCGCCCGCTTGATCGCTTCCTTGTATGCGTTTGCCGCAGACATGACGTTTTTGTACTTCTCCGTCTTGACCTCGCAAGCGCTCCAATCGCTTTCAAAGAACTCCATCACGTCCTTGGTCACTTGCTCGTTGTACGATGCCGCCCGTCCAGGAATGTCTTTCATTTCGGTTTTGGTAATCATGCTTCGCTCCTTTCTCCCACCGTATCTTCGGCGGGTTTTTCTTTTACCGTAACGGTAACGTCCGCATTTGCTATCAGCGCCGCGATACGCGCTATCGTTTCAAACGCAAGCTGCGGGTTGATCTCGTTACTCATGTGGTGTCCTCAATCAAAGCCCTTGCAACTGGAAAACCGTATTTGTTGCTTTTCCTCAATCCCGTTTTGTACGCATGGATAAGGTTTTCTCTTGCCGTTACCCATTCAAGGTTTGCAACGCTGTTGTTTTCCTTGTTGCCGTCGATGTGGTTAATGAATGGTTTTCCGTCCGCGTTCGGTATTAGCCCTAAAGCGACAAGTCTATGAGCGAAAAATCTATGTTCGCGTCCGTTATCGTCTTTTACGGAAATAACGACATAGCCCGTCGCCGCGTTCTTCTTCCGCATGATGGTTTTCCTTGATGCGGTTTCCTTTCCGTCAATGATGGTGTTTACCGTGCCGTCCTCATAGACGCGAAACATACCGCCCATAACAAAAGCGGATTTCATTTGCTTTCCTCCCGCATGAGTTCGTCAATGGTACAACCGAGGTAATCCGCAACCTTTTTGATGTTGACCGCCGACGCGCCGTTTGCAGACTTCGCCCACTTTCCGATAACTCCATTTCCGATGTCCGTTGCCCGTTCAAGCTCTGCGAAAGTAATCTGTCGCTCGGCGCACTTCTTTTTGATAAGCTCAATGTTCATTTATCGCCCTCCTTTCCTAACTCCCTTGTTGACAGGCGTTAGAATTTGTGCTAATGTTGAATAGCCAACCCAACAAAATACAAAGTCTAAAGCCCGTCAAACGAGGGGTGCGCTTTGCTATTGCCTTAGCACATTTCCTATTCTAATCGCATTTTTGCTATTTGTCAATAGAAATTTTGCGAATTGGGGAGAATTTTTATGCCTTTCCCTGTGAACAACATTCGCCGCGCTTGCAAGCTGGCAGAAACGACGATTGCAGAACTTGAAAGAGAGCTTGGAATTGGAAACGGCGTTATTGCCAAATGGGAAAAAGCCAAGAAACAACCGCCTTATGACCGCTTATCGCAGATTGCGTCAAAGTTTGGAATGACGGTTGAGGAATTATCAAATCCCGATATTCCCGAATGGGAAATTGCCGCAAGCGTTTTGAAAGCGAAAAACAAAAATCCCGCCCCCACGAACGGGAACGGGACTGACGATGCTATTCTTCGGTTTCTTCATTCTCTGCCGATTGAGAAACTTGTCGGAATCCTAACGCTTGTAGATGCTCCAAAAGAATTGATCGCCGCTCTGAATCTTGAAGAACGGAAAGAATAAAAGCGTCTAATTGTTGCCTTGTCTTGTCTGTCATTGTTCTATGCTCCTTTCTGAAAGTAGAGATAGCATACCAGAATCAATCAGTCGAAACGGAGAGAATATAATGAATCGCTCAAACATAACCGATATATCCACGTCGAAAGACAAGTCGCGCGTGTTGCGGAAACTCATACTAAAAACAAAACTCCGCTTATTCGGCGCTTATGCAAGGCGTGAGTATGCCAAAGTTGCTATCAAATACCATGAGTGGAGAATAAAGAAGATAAAGGGGGAATGACTATGCGAGTTGCACTCTATGAAAGGGTCTCGACGGAGGAACAGGCAAAGCACGGAATCAGCGTAGAAGCCCAATCAGCCGCGCTACACAAGTGGGCGGCGCTAAACGGGAATGAGATTGTCGGTGAATATGTAGACAATGGAGTATCAGCCCGAAAAATGCCGTCTAAGCGCCCCGCGTTGCAAAGGTTGTTAAATGACATTGCCGCGAACAAAACAGCGCTTATCGCATTTACAAAGCTGGACAGGTGGACGCGCAATGTTAAAGGTTATTACCAAGTGCAAGACATTCTCGACAAACACAAAGTTGCGTGGATCGCCATACAAGAGGACTATGAGACTATCACGGCATCGGGGCGGTTCAAGGTCAATATTATGCTATCTGTCGCTGAGAATGAAGCTGACCGCACAAGCGAAAGAATCAAAGCCGTGTTTGAGCATAAGATCGAAAAGGGCGAGATTGCCGGAGGAAAGCCCTCTTTTGGTTACATGGTGGAAAACAAGCGGCTTGTGCCAAACCCGGACACCGCAAACATAGCGCGTGAAATGTTCCGGCATTACCTTGATACCGCGTCCTACTACGATACGGCGCGTTATTTGCACTCTGTAACCGGGATGAAGTGGCAATATCACTACATTCGCCGTTGCTTGTCAAACCCGATATACATAGGAAAATACCGCTCAAACGCGAATTACTGTGAACCAATCGTAGACGCGGCGACATTTAACGCGGCGCAAGAGCTTATGAAAAGCCGCTCCGTTCGGCATAATCCGACAAACCGGGTTTACATCTTCTCCGGCCTTGTGCGCTGTTCGTGCTGTGGTCTGGCAATGGTTGGCTTTACACTCCCAAAGCCAAACGGCGACGATTACTATTACCGATGCCACGAAGCAATGATATACCGCCGCTGTGAACACACACATTCAATCCGGGAAGAACGCTTAGAGCGATGGATGCTTGATAACGTCGCGGAGAAACTGGACAACTACATCACGGAATACAATTTCACGGCAAAGCAAAGACCGCATGACAACGCGAAAATCAAGCGCAAAATCGAAAAGCTGAAAGAGCTGTTTTTGAACGACCTTATTACCATCGAACAGTACAAAGCTGACCGTGCGGAATTGGAATCGCAGATTGTGGAAGAGACAGCACCAAAAGACTTTACAGAGTTGCAATCACGTTTTTCAAAGGATTTTCGTAGCGTTTACAACACTTTTTCAAGGGAACAGCGTCAAATGTTCTGGCGCGGAACGGTTGATACAATAGAGCTTGACGCGGACAACACCCCGCTTATTATTTTCCGCTGAGGTATATTTAGTTACATTGAACAACAGACAAGTGTAAATTTGTATAGTTTGACAGGCTTTTCTTTTTCGTCTGCACCGCATATAATTATCTTACAAGAGGTGTTGTATTGCCGGATGCAAGACCGATTATAAACAAGTATAAAACCTGTTTGTGAAAGCCACCGGCATGGCGAGTAGCAGGCGGGTTTTTATATTTTATATTGAGGTCGCTTGTGGCTACCGTGGGCGATGAAGAACAAGACGGTGAGGTTTGGCATAGCCCCCGCACAAAGTATGCTCGGTAGTGTTTTATGCACCCCGTCAGACCGCTAAATCTGATGCGGTATATAAGTCATGTTGTTGGAGGAATCAGGCGCTTCGGCGCGGCTATTTACCTGACAGCGGGTCGTGTGCTGATTATGACCTTAACGCTGAATGGACATGAGAAACGACGAGTGGCTCCGTGGAGCAAGCTTCTTGTGGTTATGCCCTGTTGCAAGGGCTAACCATACCCACTCAGAGTTCACCATGGAGCAACTTGCCTACGGCTCTAAAATCGTAGTTTGGTGCAAAAACAACGAGAGAAACGCGTGGTTTGGTTAGAGTTTAAGCAAAAAACTGCGTTTTGAACAGCGAACAAACAAAATCGACACCGCGAAAATCAAAATCGGCGCGGCGTTACAGCATATTTCAAATTAACATATGTGATATGAAACGAAAAAGGGCGGGAGAAATAATTCTCTCGCCCTCTCCGTTTACATGGAATCCATCATCCGCTGAATCTTCATGCGGGTCTGCTCGTCCGGCGCTTCGTCCATCATGCGCCGCAGTTTTTCGGTGTATTCCTCTCTCGCATCGTCGCGGGAATAACCGTCTCTGCGGTAGCTCATGCCGTCGCGGTTATACTCGCGGGAATAGCGCCCCATGCGGTCACGACGCGCGTTCCTGCCCCGTCCCCGTGCATAGGATTCGCCATCGTCGTAACTGTCATAGCGATAGGAACGACCACCGTAACCGCCATCGTAGGCGTAGGATTCGCCGTCCATTTCTTCTTCATACTTCCAGATGCAATACGCATCTTTGGCAATATCAATCAGCTTATAGACGCTATCCACTTCATCACGGGAGCGAAACTGCCCGTTCTTCTCGATGCTGCCAAGCTCCTTGTCAACCATTTCAAGGATGCCGTCAAGGTGTTTCATGGTATGTCCTCCTTTCTCATGCAATGCGCGTAATCGTCAAATTCGCGTTCTGGACTTCGATAACGGGCGCGGGGGTAACAGTCGGGTCGGTTGTCGCGGGGACAGCATCAACCGTCAGAGAGAAGCAGCAACATTTCGGGACTTTGATAATCGCCGTAGAAGTGACGTTGCCGTATTCCTCAACCGCAGCCGGGGTATAAATTGCTCTGCTGGTAAGGCGGGGTTCGCCGTTTACCGCGATAGCTACCGCGATAGGCGTAACCGTGCCACCCTCCGGGATCGCAATATTTCCATTGAACGTGACTTGATACTGCGCAAAGCAGTTGCATGAGTTGGAGCTGTTAGCACCACGGAGAATAAAATTCCCGGTATTGCCCTCGTGGTAGACATTGCCACGGGTGCAAGGAATAGATGTATCAAACAGGATAGGTGCGTTCAGTGCCGTTTCCTGTACGGGGTTATACAAAAATTCACACGCCATGCTAACGCCTCCTATCAGCCGATAAAGCCGTTGTTGCCGCAACCGCAACCGCAAGAGTTGGTCTGCGGGCAAGTGAAGATAGGAGTACGACCATAAACGGGAGTGGTCGGCACAGGGCAGCTATTCAGACGGTTGTACAGAGCGTCAACTTCGTTGGCAAAGCCCTGGGAAATGAAAGCGTTCTGCGCAGTCTGCGAAGCGCGGAGATCAGCCATGTTGAGCTGCTGACGCAGATTGTCGTTTTCGCGCTTGTAGCCGTCCAGTTCCAGAGCGCACAGCTTGTCAAGGATCGCCTGGGTGCCGCGCGTCTGACTGTCGATAATGTCGCGGGTGTTGGTCGCAGAGCCGTAACGAATATCGCAAAGACTGGACTGAACGCCGTTAAATCCCGCCGTGTTCGCGGTCTGCTCCGCAAAGCTACGATTGAGGGAAGCCAGTTCATTGCTGTAAAGCTGCTGTGCGAGGGCGTTCTGTGCGCCAGTAACAGCGGAGGTTACGCCATTGAAGCCGTTGCAAAGCTGCGTGGAGATGTCGCCGCAGCAACCGCAAAGCTGAGTGGAAAGACCGCTGATACCGTCGCGGATGGAGGTAATGCCGTCGCTAATCTGAGCGTCGCGGAACCCGGCATTGGTGTTGTTGGAGACGTTCTGCTGTCCGGCAAGCAACCACGGGAAATCAAAGCCCATGCCCATCATACTGCCCCAGCCACCGCCGAAGCCGCCCATGCCCCAGCCGCCGCCAGCGAGAAGAAGCAGAAGCACGATCCAGCCCCAATCGCCGCCAAAGCCGCCACCGAAGCCGCCATTCCCGCCAGCATAAGCGGGTGCAACAGGCATATAGAAGCCGTTGCCATTAGATTCATCAAGAGCCATTGTTAATCATCCTTTCTCCGGGTAACTGTTCCCGGTAAGCCCGTATCAGTCAGATTTGATACGGGGTTTATATCTACCGCACGTTGCGCACCCATGCGGGGATATACGTTATCGCTTGAAACCCATCTGCTGCGCCATCTGATAGGCGCTGTTGATTTGGTTTTGGTTTACTTGCCCCGTCTGAACAAGGTGATTGATAATCGCTTGCGGATCATTCATCATGTTCTGCGGGACATTCATCTTTCGTTGAAGAAGAAACTGCATCGGGTTAGCTTTGATCTGTCCAAGCATCTGCTGAACGTTCTGAATATTAGGCATCATCGTCTAACGCCTCCGTTTTCCGCGCTGTACGCTTCTTCCCTACCACGCCGTACACATCGCCCTTGATGCTGTCAATCTCCGCTCTAAGCGCAGAAATAACGCCGTCAAGGTCTTTCACCGCAGACACGACGGTTTTCAAGTCCTCTTTCATCGCGTAGGGAATTTCTTTCGGGTTGTCTACAACTTCCGCGTCAACGTGTTCCACAAGATCAAACGTCTTGATGGTTGGTCTGCCCGTAGCATCAGCGGATTTCATGTAGATACGCTTTCCGCTTGTTTCCCAAAGCGCAACGGCGTTGTTCGGGGCAATCGGATAAGAAAGCGCGTCGTTCTCGTTGTTGACCCATACGATGCTTGTCTGCGTCATAACGGGCTGTTGCTGTTGCGGTTGCTGTGCGGGAACCATCGCTTGCGGCTGAAACTGCTGAACGGGTTGCTGATAGGGATAGGGGTACTGATAAGAGTTGTACGGATAAGCCATTACTTTTCATCCTCTCCATTTGTTTTTTCCCAAAAGTACATAGGGATGCGACGCGAAGAATCGAAAGCGTCATAGATATTCCCATCAACAACGGCGGTCATGTGGTTATTGGTTTTGACCGCAAATGTGCCGATAGGATGGTCTTTTGCAAAGTCCGAAAGCGTGTAGCAATCGGGACAAGTGTTCGGGACAATCCCACGCTTGAATCCGTGCTGACGGAGGACAGAGGCAATCACAGCGTCGGAACTCGGCATATCTCCCATGAGGAAGCCGTTCATTGTCAGCTTTGTGTAAGCGTCCTCCCATGTCGTGCCAAGCACCTTTGCAACTGCGCGAACAGCGCAATCACCTACGCCGTCATTTGCCGGATTCGGCTGATACATGACAAACATTGCAATCCATCCTTTCTAGCCCCGTGTCTTTTAAGATTTCCTCAATGATCTCTGAAAGCGGCTGTTCGCTGTGCTTCTTCGCCATTTCGTTTGCTTTTTCCAAGTCGTATCCGCAGTAACACATGAGTTCTATGTAATTCATCGGTAATCTCCTTTGTTTATCTGTACCAATGGTATAAAAAAAGACGGGCGCTCTAAATCAACAGAACGTCCGTCTTTCGTATTCTTTTCGGCTATCTTTGGATAACAAAAAAGCACCGCAATTAAGCGGTGCTTTCGTTACATATATCGGATTAATTTTTGCATGGTCTTGTAGGTAATCGCCTTTACTCTTTGCGTTGACAAGTCAAATTCTTCTGCCAGGCGCTCATAGGTGATTCCGTCGCACAATCGGCGCTTCATAATCTTTCTATCTCGCTCGTTGTGGATATGCTCGTCAATCAGCGTCGATATTTGACTGTTGGTGTAATCAAACATAGTATGTCGCTTTCAGCCGATTTTCAGCCCACTCAAAAATGAGAAATCTTTTGTGCGATCCCGTGTATCCGTTGTTGCTAGACCAATCATCCGTTGGAACGCCGGACGGCAATCTGCGTACCATCATGCCATCGTCAATGCTTTCACGGTGCAGATGCCCGGAATGGATTTCCCGCACCTTTGCGTCGGCAAACTCACGTGGAAAGTCAAGTACAAAGTTCTGAAACAGCTTATCGTTTTTGCTTGTGTACTCGCAATGCCCGAATCCGATAAAGCAACCGCGCCAAAAGATGCACTTGCGCGGCGAAAGACTATCATCAGACGCACATTGCGGATAGACAGCTTCCAACGCCTTAAACAAGCACCACGCGGCGCACTCGTCATGGTTGCCCTTGCTGTATCTCAAAACGACACGCGGGGAGTGTTCCAAAGCGCAATCAATGAGGATTCTGAAAAAGTCCCATGTGTCAGACCATGCTTGCGGGAAGTCAATCTTTTCAATCGGCGTTCCCTTTGCTGTGTGCCCGCGTAAATCGTTGTTATGAAGCACATCTTGCCCGAACAGGATATTGATTTCATCATACTGCCTTGCGGAAACAATACCAATCAGATCGGACAGAGTATCTTTGTAGTATTCCAAGTCCGCGATGCCAAAGTGCATATCAAACAGCGGGATTTCAAGCATCGTTTCGCCGGACACGATAGATGGGCGAATGTTGGATTTCGGAACATCCCGCATGATAATGTCGCGGATTTCCAACCAATCAACATCTGAGTGTTGCTTGACCCATACTTGCGTGATTTTTCCGTCGCGGTCTACTTGTACCGTTGCGCCATGCGGAGTGAATTGCGGGAACGTGCCGGATGCAAGCATATTCTCATCCGCGTATGCCTTGCGCTTCCATATTCGCATCTGACGCTTGAATGTCTCATAGCTCCACCTGTTCCCGTATTCCGGGACAAATACTTTATCAAACACTTCCCGCGTTGTCATTGTCGCAAGAGCCGCAACGCATTTTTCTTTCAAGGCGTAGTCCATGTTTCACCGCCTTTTAGATTATTTTCGGGATTTTACCACGCCATCCCCGCCGCATCGTGGGCATTTCTTAAATCCCGTGTTGCCTCCGTATTTGCGCGTGACTTTTCTAGTTTTTGTTACTCTAACTCGTTGCCGTGCCATTCAAAATCACCGCCTACCGCGAAATTGCTACCGCTTTCACTTTCCTGTTCGGCTTCAATGGTAGTTGTTTCCAAGACCTCAAACTGATTGCGCCAGATGATAAATCCCACAACGCCAGCAATAATCAGAATGAGTTGAATAATGATAATGACAGTCTGACGCAGATTAATTCGCTCCATTCGTGCCAAGGCGGATTCATAAGCAACATACGGTACTTTCTCTGGGACTTTCTCTTTCTCGTCCATTTTTGCGTCCTCACTTGTTAAATAGCGTTTTTATTTGTTCGCCCTGCCGTGCAACCTCTGTTTCCAAGTGGTAGGTACGTTCAATCACGCTATTGTGTTTCTGCACGTCAGCCCGCAAGTTTGACAATTCGGTTTTTATTACAGCGATTTCTTGCCGCAGTTCCGCGTCCTTTTCATCGCTTGCGGATTTGATTTGATTAATCACCGTTGTCATCTGCCGCCGCGAAATAATTACTTGCGAAACCACAGTACCAGTTAGCGCAAAAAGTCCCGCAATAATCGCGGCTATAACTGCCTCACTCAACTTCGTCCACCTCCGGCAAGCCCGTTGCAACGCTCGTCAGAATAGACAGAATTGCCGCCAAGCCGGAAGCGGAAGCAACCGCAATCCAGTTGACTTCGCTAATCAGAACCGCCGTACCAATCGTAGCAATCGCTGTTTGACACAGAGTTCTAAGCGCACGAATAAGAGCCGCAATCCAAAACTTTTTCATCTGCATCACCTCCACTTATACCATCCGTGATACTTGCCATCGCGGTAAATAAGCCTCCAACAAAAGAACGTCTTGTATGTTGTCTCCATCATATCACATTCTCCATCAACTGAAAAGCCCGCTATTCGTTTTCGCGTCCTCCTGGACGTGGAATGTGTTGTGGTAGCGCCACAGCGCATTTGCCAACGCGGGGTCATCTGTAAATTTGTAGCTCTGCGCCCATTTCAGCGCGTCTTGTGCCGGGTCGCTGGTAGGCAGATGATTAAGCCCGGCCGTGCGGATAGCAGTCGGGAAGTCAATATAGCTTTCGTTGGTGTCCACGTTTCCCGTGATGCCGGGGACAGTGCCGTGTTTGTCATACTGCCAAATGCTGCAAGCGCGGGGCGGCTTTGACAGGTCGGGTTTCGCAGATAATGCCCACGCCGCCAGCCACAGCCCATATCGCCCCAGCTTGTCCATGTCGTACAGGCGGGATAGGAAGTCTTGGTTAGTGTAGTTCAGCGCCCAATACCCGCCGCGCTCGATTTCCGACAGAAATGCGTTGGCAAAGGATGCGGCAAGCTCTTTCGTCACCTTCACGCCCTGTGCCACGCAGTTGTCAATGCTGTCATACTCGAAATCGAAGCACAGCGGCAGCTCCATCCTGTACGGCTGCACAGCGGCCAGCAGGTGCTTTGCTTCCGCCTTGGCCTCCTCGGTGGATTTCGCGTAGCTGAACCAGTACGCGCCGCAGGGAATGTTAAGCCTGTTGCACTCGGATGCGTTGTAGGTAAAGCGCTTGTCCGGCGTTCCTCTGCTGCCGTAACCTGCGCGGATTATCACGCCGTCGATATGCGGTTTGACTTTCTCCCAATCAATCACGCCTTGCCATTCGGAAACGTCGATGTATGTCATCTCTGAAGTTCCCCCTTCGTCAAATCTCCGCATACGCCGTCAGAAACAAGCCCGTGCGCCTTTTGAAATGCTTTCAACGTACTCACACTCCCCCCGAAGAAAAGCCCGTCCACGGCGCAAGAAAAGCCGTGTCGCGCGAGTTGCCATTGTACCCATTTCGCGCCCTGCCCGATGCTTCCCCATCGGACGAACCCAGTAGGTTCTTTGTACGGGCATTGCGGTGCTGTTTCTCCCGTCCAGATGGCGATATAGTCATACACAAACGATCTGCTCTTAGAGGGCGGCACGCTGCCCGTTGGAAAGATGCAGTGCGAGGATGCGCCGCCATCTAACATAAGCGCATCCTTGCATCCAAGCGACAGCATTTCTGTTTGCAACTGTTCGGGTGTCAACGCATACGCTCCATCAGCAGCACACCACACCACGACATCGCCGTTTGCCCTTGTGCCGATTGCCGTTCTGCCGCGTTTACCGCCAAGAGACGGATCGTATGTCAACGGTGTTGCAACGCCGTCCCGCACAAGCTCCACGCAGTTGATGTAGTTGCGGTATTTGCTGATGTTTGCGCTGGTGTCCATAACAAGCGTGTCCTTGTCCCATCCGTAGCCGTAAGCGCTCCAACGCCATGCGTTCAGCAGTTTTCCATCCGCTTTCAGCCAGCATTCGGGGACGTAGCGCCGCATATCATACAGCCCGCCGTTGATGATAATGTCACAACCCAGCTCTTTCTTAATTTGCGCGGCGGTTTTGCAAGCAAGGTTGATGTAGATGCTGATTCTTGATGGTTTGCAGACGTAGTACATGGTTTTCTCCTACGATACTTATGCGCGTGCGATGAACTCCTTGTAGCCCTCCACAACGTCAAGATTCTCGTCCGTAATCATGACGCAAGCGGTGATGACATCGGGAGCGTTCCAGAGCGTTTGGCAAAGGCCGTGAAAGTTGACCTTGGCGTTGGCAACGTCTGTGATGCCATCGGCATGGATGGCATAGTTGCCGTTAATGACCTTGATGATTGCGTATTTCATAGATATTTCCTCCTTGCTTGAAATGAGTTAAAGTTTTCTTTATGTTATCGATACTGTTTTCCAGAACACCTGATTTCGTGAGAGTACGCATCCAAATTTAACACCGAACACGTCATACGATGATGCGATGGCGTAGCCGCGATACGCACTAATTTTGGTAATCTCGATTGTGCCTCCAGATGCAAAGCCAAGCTCAGTTGCAAGTTGCGTAGACCCGTCAAATTGCAGTATGGCTTTTGTCCCATCCTTCATTGCCGAATAGATTTGATTGGTAGTTGCCGATAGATCAACACCAATCGAACTAAAAGAACGGTAAAAAACAAGATAATTATCTAAAGCCGCCTTTAAGTCATTAAGACCGCCAACCGTAACCGCCTCATAGTTAGAACTTGTGAACGTCGCGCCGCTTGCAATATTCGCTTTGGCGCGGACAAGCGTACCGTTCAAATAAAAATATGTTCCGCTTGCTATCGTTGAACCAGTGGCGTTTGTACTCCCGGTTGCAACGATAGAGGTAAGGTCGGTTTGCTTTGCTGATACGAGTGCTTTGCCAACGGCATCATCTATTTGTGGTCCTGTCCATCTGGAATTATAGCTCATGTTATCACCTCACACATAAAAATGTCTTGGAATCTGCCGTTATGAGTTCTGTACTGCCAGTGGGAATAAATGCGTGATTGTCATTCCACCCACCATCTTCGCTTTGCGCGTACAGACTGATTCGGTATTCGCCCTCTCCAGAGATCAAGTCATCGTCATAAACATCAAACGTGCGTCTGACATTTGCCGGGGTGGTTGAGAAACTGGCAACCAGTTTCCCAACCCCTCTTCCATAATTTTGCCCTGCTTTTGTCGCACGGCACTCAAACGCTTTATACGCTATATCGGACAAGAATGATACGGAGATGTGGTCGAACCCGGATACGGACGATACAACAGTTCCAGTGATCGAGAAAGTGAGTTCCGGCGCGGGCATATCAGATGCTCCAAAGCCCGGTCTTGTCTTTCACAAACACCTTAACGATTTTTGCACCGTCGCCAGAAGAAGCGGCTTCCAAGTCAGCGCCATAAACGGTGCAGTTGATTGCCGTGTCTGCGGAGGTTGTGGTGGTTCCATGCATATTCGTTGAGCCGCCCGTCGTGGGGATTTCCGTTCCGGCGTTGTACAGAGAATCGGCAGTCGGAACGACGCGCACCGTCCACTCGACAAAATCCTCATCGGCAGAGAAGGAGAACGCGCTGACGTTGTACCCTGCCACTTTGGAGATCGTGGACACGTCCGGCCCGACGATGGTGACAACAGGAACAGTGGTATCAAGGATGACGGACGCAGAAACTGCGGCAGACTCGTTGCCAACATCATCCTTGAATTTTGCGTAAACGGTCTTTGTGCCATCAGTCCCCGTGAGGATGATAGCTGCTGTAGCGCTATACGCCACCCAACTTGCGTTAGCCTCAGAGATAGCCGGGCCACCTGCGGATGCGGCGATGTCGCCCCACAGTTTCATGTATGTCGCGCCTGTGGCTGACAGATTCGCGGTAATGCTTACGTTACTGCTACGCAGAGGGAGTGCAATACTGCCGCCAGTCGGGGCGGTGGTATCAAGATATAACTGGAAATACGATGCCATAGTTTTATCCTCCTAAATAAGATTTTGTTGTTTCTTCTGGACAGTGCGGGACACGCCGATTCTGGTCTACCGCTAGGTCGAGGATGACCCAGCTTTTCTTGCGCTGTGAACGGTCATAATATAGTTTGTTATCACGCATGACTTTGACCGCACGAAGCGGGTAAACCGTGGAGTGTTTAATCAGTTGCATAACACGATGCCTCCAGGATGTTGTAGAAAACGTCGCCATAGATTACGGGGAGGGCGTTGTATTCTTCCAACGTGCCAAACCAAAATCGAACGGGCTTCCCTGTATTGATGTCATACACGGCGCTTACCGTAACGCTCATATCCTCTTGCGGCGACAGAGAATGTGATTCTTCTTCGTTTGCGGTAAGCTCAAATTCGGGTACGGTTTCTACGTCTAACCGATAGTTGTATTCGTCCATCACAGCACCCGCTTCAATAGGTTGTCGCCAATGGTGATTGTTGCGATGTTCGTTGCCGCCCTTTTTACGTTGCCGTGTTCGTCAACGTAAGTCCAGTTCACTTGGAGTTTCGCTTCTGCCGGTAGAAGCCTAAGCGATTGCTCTTGCGTCACCCAACACGATATGCTATTGGCGCTGACTTCAAGCTCGTCGCCTGTAAGCTCCAAGTGGGTGTTGACTTGCGAGATAGAGACAACGATCTTGTCTGCAACCGTCAAATCAACGTCGCCGCCGATTGTCAGTTTGAATGTGGGTGTAGTTGCGCGTATCATCTGCTCACCTCACCAATAAATGATTGCTACGCCGTCGCCGCCAGCGCCACCGATTGAGCCGGAGCCGGGCGCACCTCTGGTTCCTAGCCTCAAAGTTGTCGGCGGTGTGAAGTCATAGCCATAAATTCCTCCAGCTCCGATGTTGCCGCCAGCACCGCCACCGTTACCACCGCCGCCGCCGTTGCCGTATGTCGGCTTGGGCGGAGGCAACGCATCTGCGCCCTTGCCGCCGTCGCCAGTAACATATACAGGCCCGTAATAAGATTCGTCCTCCCAATGGGACGGAATATACACGCCGTTGCCGCCAGCGCCGCCAGGAACTCCATATGCACCGCCGCCTCCACCGCCGCCAGATACGCGGCGCTTGATGCCTTGGTATTCGCCAGTTTCAATGTAGCCAGCTCCGCCATTGCCGCCTTTGTAAATACCGCATGGGTTGCCGGGCAGACCGTCTCCACCGTTGTTTGCATAAAGGCTGATTGTATCGGTTCTACCGCCATCGCCGCCGCGAACTCCATTAGCACCAGTGGTTGCAAAAACGTCTCCATTGAAAGGGTCGAAGTAGCCTTGCGATGCCACGCCTTGCGCCGATGAGGCGGAACCGATGCTTGCGCTCGATACGCTTGTTGCAGTTCCGTATGCGCCAACGCCGCCGTTACTTTCACCGCCGCTACCGCCAATGCCGATTGCAAACATAACGATTTCTCCCGGCGTTACAGAGCGTTCAATTACATAGACTTTAGCTTGCTCTCCCGGATTTCCCGGTTCTCCTCCCGCCGGAATCCGCTGTTCTCCATACGGATATGCGTACAAAAATTCTTCTCCCTGAGTACCGGATACGAGTTCTCCGTCTGGATCACCGGGATCCCAAATTGGGTCTGTTCCCTTTCTGCCGCCCGCTCCCTTTTCGCCGTCGTAGCCGCCTTGTCCGCCTTGTCCGCCGCCAATGAGCGCGATTCTAATGAACGTAACGCCAGCCGGGACAGTCCAAGTGCCGCTTGTTGCAACGACTTGTCGGTGCAAGAAGTTGTTGCCATTGTTGCTTGGTACAAAGCCCTCGACGAGCTGGCATTGTGCGCCTATTACAGTAGTCACAAGCGTGTCGGCTTTCGTGAGGTACGCTTGCGTCAACTCACCGAAACTGTCTACGAATCGGATCAGTTGACCGCATCTCTCGCCTTGCGTGAGGATTTTTGCCTTAACGGTTTTGGAGGATTGAAAATATGACAGAATACGCCGCGCAACATTGCGGGCGTTTAGAGCCGTCACAAGTTCGTTATCCGTAACGCGCCTCACACGGATGGGGTCGTTGCTTGGGTTGTTCTCCAACACATCGATCTGCGTCGTGTGCGTGTAGTATTGCCCGGTCAGCGTACCAAGCCCAGACACAACGGCATAGTTCACGCCGCTATCTTCGATTGTGAGAGTGCCTGTCGTTGCAAGACTGTCAACATAAACTGCACTGTCGAAAACTACGGTAAGGTGATCTGCCGCCGTTTCGCTTGTGTTGTCAAACAACGTTTCTGCCGGACTACCCGGCAGATAGAAAAAGGCGTGTTCGGTTATTTCCGCGCGGTTGGACGGCAGTTGGTAAGCAACAGAGCCTTGCAACGACACTCTGCTGCTTGGGACATCGGTTACGGCATTGGGTAGATAATCAATCACATAGTCGTTGCTCGACGTTCCGCGCATCAATGCCGCGCCGGACGCGAAAAGCAAGCGATGGAGATTCTTTCTGCGAGTGTCATACGGTAGCCGCCCGTAAACTCGCGCCGTATCTTGTACTGCTTGCGACACGGTGTAGCTAAATGCGCCGCTGACTATATCGGACAAGACAGACACAAACGATGCGGCTTGATAAAGCCCGCCCTTGTGCGTATCAGTGTCAAGCAAACCGATACCCGACACGCAAGTTACGCGGAATCCGTTTTTGCTTAGCCTGTCAACGGATTTGAGATAGCCCTTGGAGTAAAATTCGCCGCCAACATACCACCAAACAGGTGTACCATATGGCAGTTCATTCATGAAATCACGCAGATTCGGGCTTGTTCCCTCACGCTTGCTTACAAACAGATTGTCGCCAGTTGACAGCACAAAAGCCTCGTCATCAACCGTGATGAATCCGTCAAACATATCCGATTCAGTCCATCGGATTGTTACGCTGAATTGGTCTACGGAAAGCTCGTTGCCGATAACGTCAAGGGCAAAAACGCCTTTGGTTGTGTTTGCTTCGATTTGCTGATTTTCAAAATGATAAATGGGGTCACTTACGCTACCAACGTAAATATCATTTGTGAGTAGTGCCACATTATCACCTCTGAATTACGGGAAACGCCAGTCCTGTCCAATACTCCGTACCGTTTGTGTGCTTAATAAGATACGTTGACGGGAAGTTATTGGAGTAGTATTCATCTTCTGATACGTTGTTGTTAAGCGGGTCGGTGTATCGGACGGTAATGTACTCTGGCTGAATCAGTTGCAAAATCGTGGACTGTTCAACCGCAGAAAGAGGTCTGCACGTTATGTCCCAACGGTATTTCGTGCTGATTCTGTCACGCTGCATCGTACCGTCTTGCATACGTCCGGCGTTCGCTCCGTCTACATCGTTTCGGCTCCACTTGATACCGCCAAAGGCGATATAGGGCGTAATGTCAACAAACGTGCCGTTGCTGTTTTTGATTGCAAATACCATTACGCCCCTCCTATCAAGTCACCATCGCCGAACCATATCTATTCGAGGCGTTCTGCATCGGGCGGTACAGTTTGTCAGCTACGCTCTCGCCGTCAAGCGTGATGTCCGTGTCGATGCTGTTCACCGCAGTTACGATTGCGTTTGCCATCGCGTACACGGCGTTGATTACGCCGATGTTTCCGTTGGCAACCGCCGCTTCCATTTGGTCTACGTTCATAACGCCCGTGCGGCTTCCCATGTCGGCTACGATCTCCGGGCCTGCTTCACCAGCGATGAACAAAGAACCATTGTTCTCAATAGAACCACCGGACGCAAAACCAAACACGTCACCAAGCGAAAAATTCCATCCGTTTCCCGAAAGTAGTCCAAGCAAACCGCCGCCCGTTGTGGAGATTCCTGAAATCCGTTGCAATGTTGACAATATGCCAGTTAGCTTATCCCAAAGACCTTGTAGCGGTGTCTGAGCTTTAGTTGCGCCATTTGCAACGGCATCTGTAAAACTATTAATTCCATTTTCGGCAAGCGGAGCATCGTTCCGAACGTCAATCAGCAAGTCTTTGAACGCTTGGCTTAAATTCTGTGTGGATTCAGTGCCGTTCATCATATCGTCCGTGACTGCCTTTGCCATCCCATCTACGTCTTTGGTTACGTCAAGGGAAATGTCGTGCGTGAGCATATTCATAGCGTTCCACGCACTATCCCAATCACCATCCGCAACGGCTTTCACAATTCGTCCGAGGTCTTTAACAACCCACCCGATTTTAAGAACAGTTGCCTCAACGTCAAAACGAATGTAGTTCAAAACATAGATGATTGTGCGACGGACTTTTGTTAGGTCAAGCCCTGTCTGTTCCTCAATGTGTCTCAGAAATCCGTCAACTTTCAAAATTGTGTCGTTGAAAAATGTGTCTACGGCAAGATTTATCTCGTCTGTATGCGTACCAATCGCAAGAGCAAGCCCCGCAATGGCAGCAACAGCAAGAGGAATCCAACTGCCAGTAAGCAAAGCAAGCCCAGCGCCTACAGCTAACAAACCGCCCTCCATCGCGTATAGGGATTGCTCCGACAGTTTCCCGGTTTTGATAAAGTCGTTAAGTGCCGCCGCAATCAGCGTTACACCACCAATAAGCAATCCAACTCCAGCGCCGACAGTTCCAAACGCAAGTGCAAGTCCCCCGGCGAGAAGTGCCGTGCCAATCAGCATTTCGTTTACATTTTTCCAAGTCGTTCCGTCTTTAAATGCGCTGATTGCGCCGTCCACCAACAAAAACGCACCAGCAACGGCGGTGGCGAGACCAAGCAACTGAGAAAGGGACAATGAAACTCCCGCTAAGTCCGCTAATAGACTGCCTACCTTCCAAGCCAAAAAAGCCAATCCAATCGCTTCTGCAAGCTTTTTGATTTCCTCTAGGTGGTCTTTAATGAATTGCGCCCATGTCGGTAATTCCCCAACCTCAAACATTTTGGACGCATCGACAGCAGAACCGCCACCGCCGCCACTCGGTTCGTCAAGTCGGTTGATTTCGTCAAAGCCAAGAATGGTGTTCTTGTACTTTTTTGCTGCGCCAGTCGCCTTGTCCCAGCTCTGCGCAACATCGGTTGCTATGAGATATTGTCCGCCACCAAGCGCAGAAAACAGCGCAGACAACGCTTGCGCCGCCATGCGTACAAGGTTAATGATTTGCAACAGAATCGGAGTAATCGCGGTTAAAAGGTTGCCAAACGCAGCGCCAAGTTGGTTTTTCATCGTTAAGGACTTCGTGGCAAGACTATCCATAGCCTCAGCTAACGTGCCATCAATGCCCTTGCTGAATTGGTATGCATTCTTCAATCCATCATCGAACGCTTTACCGACTTCTTTTAGTGCCGTGCGCAGAAGTCGATACATTGCAATGCGCTTGATGGATGAAAGAAGATTACCAGTATGCTTTGTAGCTTCCTTCGCGGCGCTGCCGATGCGAGACACAGAGTTTTGTGTGCCGCCGTTTGCAACGCTCTTTCCGGCATTTCTTACACCAGCTAAAGCAGAGGAAAGTGACCGTACTTGCCGCGCCGCGTCACCAGCGTTGGTTTTTACATCAATACTGATGTTCTCTACCGTCAACCCACTCACTCTCCTTTCTTCTCATATCGGAACGCCGCTTGATTTCCATAAGCTGCTCACGCAGTTTTTCGATCTTACGGCGGTTTTCTTCTTCACGCTCTGCTTCGGTCATTGCGGTAATCCTGTACGGCTTTTCGGGGTATTTCACCCTATGCTTGGTATCAAGCACCGCCGCAACAGCTTCTTGAATGTAGAAGCCTTGAATCCACAACTCTTGATTGCGGCTTTCTATGTCAAACTGATACTTTTGCCAGTAGTACGCTAACCTGTCTAGGCTTTCGTACCAGAACTCATGCCATGTCATGCCGTAGTGCAGAAACCACGGACACATAGCATCTAACGCCTTGCCAAACTCGCTTTTGGGTGCATCTAGGTCTATATCGGAAAAGGACGTTGCACCTTTTACGTCCGTTTCCAGCTCACGTTTCCCTGGCTACGTTTGAGCGCCTTGATCGCGTCCTCATACTCCGCGCCAACGGCAGACATGAGTGCGTCAATCGGTTCGCCGTTTTCGTCGTATTCCTGTTCCTCACCGTCAGCGACAGCCGACAGAGCGCGGTAAATCTCCATTCTCTTAGCGTCCGGCACGGTGTTGTGATGCGCGATAAACAGCCCTTTCCAGAGCGTTTCAGCGCCAAGCAGCTTCTCGCCAAGCTGCGCGAAATTCACGCCGGACTTCTCCATCTGTTTCAGCGTGAAAGCCGTAACTTCCAGCTTGTAGTCCTTGCCGTCAGCGGTAAAAGTAATCATGTGTTCCTCCACAAGTGTACTTGTAATAATTGATGCCTATTTTGAAAGTTAGGGCGACACGATATGCGCCGCCCTATTAGTTAGGTACTCGGAAGCACCTTAGTCTGGAACCCGTCGCAAAGATTCTCGACGAGCTGGATAGCGCCCTGCACAGCGGACGCGGCTTCCACATCGGGAAAGCGCATCGGGAGGGGTTCGGCGCGGATGAAAAAGCCCTGCGAATCGCCGGGAAGGATAAACTGAAACCACAGAGACTTGCCGTCCGTGAGTGCTTCATGCTCGGCTACAATCAGACTCCAATCCGCACGGGACGTGGGGTTGATGTTCGCGTTGAGGTCAACAGAACCATCGTTGTTCTGAAGCCCCTTGACAAAGCGGTGACGGGAAGTTTCGGAAAGCGGGGTCACGTCGTACATATCGTAGTCAGCGCCAAGGCCGCTAACGCCCGTAACGTAGTCCGCGATATTCTGCGTACCAGTAGCCGCTTTATACTTCCAACCCGTAGCCGGACGGGTGTTCACCGCAGTTTCGGGAGCATAGAGGATTTGGACACCAGCGCTGGAAATTTCACCAGCCATATTTACATTCCTCCTGTTAATTCATTTCTTCGCCGCTGCCGATGATCCGTCTGAATCGGGCAATCAGCGTGTAGTAGGATTGACTTGTGCTATCTAAAGGGGATTCAAAGGTTTCAACGAAATACATTGAGCGAAACGCGGATTTCACCGCATCAAGCAACGCATACGCTTGTTCCTTTGCCCCGGATTTGAGGTTTGAGAAGATTTGCACTTCCCATGTTCTTTCGGAAATGTCCTGTGCGTTGGAGAGCGTCGCCGTGCCGTTCGGTGTGAAGTGTCCGATCTCACGCGCAAACACCGTGGGGAACTTTGACGGCGTGGGCGCATAGGTTTGAGTACAGTTCGCCGTACTCTCTGCGGCAAGCACCGCCGCCCTCATGCGGGTGTATATGGCGTTGTTGGTGTATTTCATCTGAACACTTCCTCTGCAATGCGCGGCAAGTTTTGCACCATCGCTTCGTAGGCGTAGTAGAACGCGGGGCTTGTCGGGACTTCCGTAATCTTTTGCCCCGCGAAAACCCAAAACCCATAACGCGAATACTGTTGCGCGTGGGTTTCAGACCAACTACCTGGACGAGCTACGGACGGTACGTCATCGTAAAGCCCATTGTCGCTACCCGCCGCGTCGCCAGCGCCAAACTCGATAAAAAGAACGTCCTTGCCCTCTGCGACAATGCGATAACCGTTTGCTGTCGGTTCAGTCCAAACAGCGGAGTGATGACCGTGGATTTGACGGATAATCGGTTCTCCGATTTGGCAAAGCCGCTCGGCAATCTCCGCAAGTTTCCTGTCCATGTCGGCGTACTTCTCTATTGTCTTGATCGCGTGGTCTATGCCGCTAATACTGATATTCACGACACATCGACCTTTCGCACGGCAATAGCAACAGAGTTAAGCGATCTCGCCACACGGCGCACGGTGTAGTTGTGTACGCCGTTTTGCGGGTCAGCATCAATCCAAAGCACGGAGTTTTCGTCAATCGGGATGTTCACGTCATCCGTCACGATTACGCGGTCATAGTCCGTGAGATTGCCGAACATCTCCAAATTGCTTTGACCCGTTGCTGGGGAAATGTTCGCCTTGACCTTTACGGGGGCGCTGTAGCCGATTTCCGTTTCGCCCGTGTAGTTTCCGTCAGCGTCCTGCGACTCCGTTTCTACGCCATATAAGGCGTACCAGAACGGACGCTTATTGCGTTTCAAGCATTTCACTTGACAACCCCCACAATCGGCGTGATTTCTTTCATCAGCGAATCGGGCAAGTCTGCCGCTTCATAGCCGCGTGAAATCCCGTTTTCTCCGTGAGAAACTTGACCCTCTGACCCGCGCTTGTTAATGTAATACGCCGCCGCCTTTGCCTGTACGCCGCCGTATTCTTCAAGCACAGTGGCTTTGTCCATCGTCTTGTAAGGGTCAGCCGCATGGTAAACAGCGTCGCCCGCCAAATCGAGATAGGCAGAGATAATGTCCGTGTCTGCCTCGTCGGTCATGTTTCGTACCAACACGATTTTTGCTTCATCCGTCATTATCTCTGCCTCCTGTGGTTAGTCCTTTTTCGGTCTGCCGCGCTTCTTCGGTTCGGGCGGGAAAACCTCAGAAACAAATTCCTCATCGTCAGCGGGAATCTCTACATATTCCTTGACGGCTTCAAAGTCATCGACTTCAAATTCCTCGCCGCCCTTGTGCCACTCGCCGTTGTAGTTCAGCCAGTGTTTAGCAATGACTTTCACCATTTCACCTCTTAGGTGGTGACCTTCAGCAGCGCCACCTCGTCCATGCGCTCATAAGAGGGCAGAACGATCTCGGACGCAAAGGTGTTGATGTTGACCGGGTGCGGGTCAACAATCTGCGTAATGGCAACGCCAGTGTTCACGATGGAAACTTGCGCGTTGGAAGTGCCGCCGCGAAGGTCGGCTTCCTCCGGCGTAGTGCCGTACCAGGTGGAGCCAAGAGCGCCGTCCGGGATAAGGGCAACGTAGCCATCGGGGACAAACTTCTGCGTAGTGCCGCTCTCGTCCTTGTACTGCTTGTCGTACACGACGATGGACACGCCCGCCACGTCTTGCATAACCGCCTTGACATCTGCATCGGTGATGAATCCCACGGTATTGCCGATGGTGGTGAGGAAGCGATCCTTGACGGCTTTAATCTGACCCAGCAGATTGAACGTGGTGCTGTTCATCACGGCGATAGTGGGGGCGTTGCCCGTCTTGCCGCGCACGAAATCGCGGGCGGTCTTGATGTCGCCAAAGGGATTAGCAGTAGCATCAGCAGTCCACAGCGCATTACCGGACAGAGCGAAGTAGTTTCCTTGCGTCTGAGCGGTTCCCTTCCACTCGCCGTTGGGGTCGTAGTTGTAGCTGTAGTCAACACCATTCGCCTTGAAAACAATCTGCACGTTGCCGTTGACGGCGAACAGCAGGGCCATTCTCATGCGCTCCGGCACGACGTTTGCGCCATCAATCAGATTGTTGGCATCGTCGTAAATGTTGGACAGCACGGCATCCAGATAGGGGTCATTGCTCTCTTGGACGCGCAGAAGCTCCTGTCTGTCCTTCTCCTTGATCTTGAAACCCTCGCGGAAGAAAGGCATCTCGGTTTCGGTCTTGGACAGACCGGGGCGGTCACGGAAAGTTGCCTTTGCGTCAAACGCAGACGGCATCAGAGACACGGGCAGACCCTTAGAACCCTTAATCCAAGAAAGGTCAAGACCAGCTTTCTTGCGGGCGGGGAACAGCGCCGTGCCGATATAGGGGATCTGATTGCTTGCAACTTCTTCCCAGTTCGCGGCGATAGCGGCGGGAGTAAACAGTTCACGAATATCCATTCTCTATTACCTCCTTATGCGTTCACGCCGATGTTGGTGCGGAACACAACGCCGGGAAGCGCGGTGTACAGCGCGGCGGCATAAGTCACGCCGGAATGCGTCTGCGCCTTAGTCGCGTCAACAATGCCATGCACAACAGCCGCACCATTGGGGTTTCGGGAGGTGTCAACGTCGTACAGCAGAATGCCGACAGCGCCGGAGCCAGTGGTTGAAGCACCAGCAGAAGTCAGCGGAGTGCCAGCCTTGACAACGGGATCGTCAGCGGGGACAAACACGCCGTCCACGGTTGAACCGGGAACAGCAACCTTAATGGGAATTGCCTGGAAATCCTTAGAAGCAAGGATTTCAACAGTCCCGGCAACGGTAGTAACATCCATTACCATTTGTGAAATCTCTCCTTTTACTTGTATTTACTCATAATGTCGTTGTAGGACTTGTCGTTGCCATGTCTGGCTTTGGCAAGTTCTCTCGCTTTCTCAACTGCGGCATCAACCTTTTTGTCATCGCTGCCAGCACCGCCCGGCTTTGGGGTCTTGTTAATCAAGTCCTCCTTGATTTTCTTCTCCAACGCCGCGTTGTGCGCTTCACCGTTCTTGAAAACCGTCTCCATGTCGCCGTCAGCCATCGCTTTTGCGGTAGCCGCCGCAAGGTCTTTGTCATAGCCAAGCGCCAAGTATTTAGCGGTATATTCTGAAATGGTGTTCCGTTTTTCGGCAGCTTCAAGCCGCGCAAGAATATCCGCTTTTTCCTCTGCCTCTGCTGCCTTTTTTTGCTCGTCCTCTGACAACAGAGCGTTGTGCTTTTTCTTCCAGTCTGCGGCTTCGGAATTTGCCTTTGAAACAGCGGTTTTCATCCGTTCAAGCTCGGCTGAATTATCGTCGTACTCAAACGCTTCAAGCGCCGCAAGTTTCTGTTCTGCCGTCATTTCGGCATAACCCTCAATGGATGCAGTGTTGATTTTCATGTTGATGCTCCTTTGCGTTTAACAAGGCGGTTCCCTCCGCGCTATCGTCTGTTTTTTCCCGTGTTGTCTCACGTTTACGATTAACGTCTTTCCTGACGTATATTCAGCGGTTTCCCGCAAATATCTAAACTGGCGTAAACCATCGTCTGCATCGCGGATGCGGCACGGGAGGTATCTTGTCCACGTCGTAAATCTCTCCGTCAGCCGCTTTACAAACGCTACAGACCTTTTCATCGTCGTGTTCGTGTCTTTGTACTCTCTGTATGCCAGCGTCCTTTAGTGCCGTAATTTCCGCGTCCTGTGACGCAAAATCCACATACCACGCTGTCATTTGCTGAAAGTATTTGACGTGCTTATCGAGTTGGATTTGCTTTTGCGCCTTTGTGGGTACGGAAACCATTGCTTCTTTCGCTCTGTCGCGCTTTCGCAACACTTCCGAAGCGTACTCATAGTGCGTCGCTTCATTCGGGTTTTCCAAAAGCCCGGATATGTGCATTTCCGCAAGCTCATCAACGGTATCGTCAATGTCTTTTGGAAGTTCCTTATCGAGCCACAAAAGCATTTCGATATATCTTGCGACAAACAGTTCAATCAGTTTCTTCCGCGTGTTTGCGTACAAGTCTGCATATAGCGCGTCCGTCTGCCGCAAGATATTAAGTTCGTCAAATCCAAGCGTGATAAGCTGTTGCTTTGCCTTTTCAGCCCTCCGCAGAGCCGCCTTGTTCAGTTGTGCCAGTGCCTTGTCCGCCAGACGGTACGGTTCCGGCATTGCCATATCTCACACGCTCCCGTTCCGCTGCAAGCGCATCGTCAAGTTCTTCAGCTTCCTTTTGCTCTTGCTTTTCATGCCACGCCATGCCGCGCCGATATGCCGCGTTCTTATCACCGAAAATGTCACCAAACGCATTGAACAAATCGAGCGGGTCAATGTAATTTGTTGCAAGTCCCTCGCAAAGGCACTGAAATCTGCTTTGCAGATTGTTCAAACTCTTGCGGGCAAAATCAACGTCTATGTCTTTCAATTCAAGGTTTAGAGATTGCTTCGCCGCGCAGATATTCAGAACAATGCGGAGAAAGTGACGTTCAGAGCGCGTGAACAGCTTTTCGGTGTCCTTTGCCCTACTCTCCGCTTCGCTCCATCCATCGCGGAAAATTACGGCCTGTCCCGTGTCGCTAGTGCTACTGCCGCCGTTTCTGTTAGGCATACCGCAAATCGTCAAGTATGCCTCCGTCAGATCGTCAACTCTTTGCTGTACGCCGCTTTGCGAAAGCTCGGACGCAACGCGATACACCTTTGCTTCCATGCCTTGCGTGACGGTCTTGATCTTCACCGCTTGCCCGCCGATTGACAGACTGCCATAAGTCCCATCGTCAATATCGCAGTTCTGGAAAACGTCAAAGCCGTTTACAAAGTCTTGGACGCTATCAACTGCATCGCTTTCAAGCGCATTGATATTGTTAAGAATTGAAATGACGGCTTCAAACGCGCCCATTCGCGCTTCGTTGTTGATATATTCGACAAGCGGAATGCCACCAAGAATATGGTCTTGTTCCGTCACGGTGTCGCCTTGCACGGTGAAGCACTTGTTTTCCGTGTAGACCGTGTAAACGGTTTCGTTATTCTCGTCTGCTTGGATAATCACGCCAGCCATCGGCTTTTGACCGATGCGGGAGCTATAAATCACAAACGCTTCACGCGGGTCAATCGTGTAAATGTAGAACGGAGCGCCATAGTCAACGCCAGCAAGTTCATCTGTCAGCGTTAAACGCTCTGCTACGCCGCAAATGTGCATCCAGTCGACGATTTCCTTGTCCTTGGATTCCTTGTCCTCCGCCCGCATAAACTCGTTCAAGCTTGTTATACGGGACGTGAGTGCATCGTCGTTTCCGTTTGAAACATAGGAAATCGGCTCATTCAGCAGATACGCCGTTTTGAATGTCACGATTTCGTTTGCGCGATTTACGACAACCTTGTTGTTGATGTTCTCGCGGGCGTACTTCTCTTTCAGTCGAATGTCTTGTTTTCCGCGATAGAAGTCCCAAAGGTAGGTAATCTCAGCGACATTCTCGTTTTGGAGCGGAAGCGCGTTTGAAAGCACATCACGCACGTTATCTGCCGTAATTTCCTTGACGGGCGTTTTGATTTTTCGCCGCCCGGTTAGTCCGCAATCCGGGAACTTATTAATTACGCGCACTGCCGTATTTTCCAGCATTACCCGACCTCCAGATAAAAAGAAAAGGGCTAACTATCCTAAGACAGTTAGCCCGTAATGGCTGTTATCGTTACCTAAAGTGCCGATCAACGCGGCTGCGCAACGACCACTTCATATTTCTTTTTGCTGTGTACTTCCCAAATAATCAAGCGGTTGTTTCTAACGGCAATCTGTACTTCCTTGCCGTTTGACAACGCTTCGTTGATTTGGGCGACAGCGTTATGTGAAAGCGTTATTTCTTGCTTCATACAACCTCATGGCGCGTTGCGGAGGTGTCGATCCCCACATCTTGCGATGCAATCAGTTTTCAAGACTGTTGCCGGAGCCGTCCGGCTTCACAACGCATAAATCTTAGGCGCACAGGCGATGTATTCGAGCGCTCTCGCGCCTTATCGGGTAGCTAATCCGCAGGCACTAACAAACCCGTGCGCCTCTGGTTGCGGAGGTTGGAATCGAACCAACGGAAGATAGCTTATGAGACTATCGTGAATACCAATTCTCCCCGCCTTATATGCCGATTTTCACGGCGGTCGATGCTTCACCCCGGACGCTACCAACGCTCAACCCGTGGGGGGATTTGTCGAAAGGAGGTGATACTAATGAGCCGTGGCGGCAAGTGATGGTTACGATCCATCGCCTACAGATTCAAAGTCTGTCGTGCTGCCATTACACCAACCTGCTACGGCGCTTGCGGGTGTAAGACCACGCTTATAAGGTGGAAGAACTGACCGCAGCTTTATAGCAGTTCTTTTGAAAGGAGAATAATGAAGAACGGAACATCTATTACCACGCCTACATTATAACACAATATGTTGTTGTGTCAAGTAGTTTTCATTGACAGTTACCAAGGACGCTTGAAAACCTCTATACGCGCAACAGTTAGGTTTTGTACATACTCAGATAATTGTGCCGCAGCGTCCGGCGCGTCATCGTGCGCGTTGCGCCCGGAAAGAGTATAGCCGCACAAAGCGTTAAGAAACGCACGGTATTCTTTTTCGCTTTTGATAACGGAACTGTCCTTAAACAAGAAATGCTCCTTGACAAACGGCGAATTGACTATGATCTTGGTTTCCTTGTTTGCCGTAGTCCATTTCTTTGTGATTTTGGTAATTCCGCCTTTTGCCTTTACCTTTTCTTGCACTTTATCGGCGGTACGCCCACCAGCAGCGTTGCTTTCAAACTGGCACATCTGGACTTTGTGCTTTAACAGCTTTGAAACAAGATTTTCGTCAATGATTTGCGGTGCATAGTTCTCAAAGACTAAATCCTCGATATAGAAGTCCATCCCGTACTGATACGCAATCAGCATACAACAGAAGTCTTTTCCTGTATCTTTGGTGTCGGTAACAGCAAGAATCGCGTCCGGCTCATTTTCCGGGAGTTCAAAGTATCTCCGCAATTCTTCCTCCGCGTAGAGTTGGCCTTCCCGTTCAATCGGGTTAGTCATGTAAAGCGCCCGCCAGCTTGCATCATCCATAATATCCCGTTGTTCGTGGTAAAACTTTGTTGTAAAACCAAGCCCATAGGGATAATCAAAGTTACTTTCGTCATTTTCGTCAAGAGCTGGGAGATGGATAAACCGCGCCATCGGGTCATCTTGATACATTTGCTCCAATCGGTCTATGGGGTCATGGACACTCCAAGGCGTTTGGATTAGGAGCTGTACGCAGTCCCCGATCATTCGTTGCATCAAGTCTGTATGATACTGCTGATAGAGCTTGTCCATGCGCTCACGGGACAATGCGCTTTCGATACCGTCAACAAGGTCATCCGCATAGAGCAGATTTGACGCGCGGACTTTACCAGCGTTTCCAGAGCCGACAGAGCTAAATTCAAACGTCTCAAAACGCTTTTTTTCTCCGAGGTCAATTCTCATGTCTTGTGCGTTTGTTTTTACGACTTTTGAATCCGGATAGATTTCATGGAAACGATACTCTCCGCGTGGATCTAACATTCGCAGTATTTCATCGTACAGTCCGCGCAGAAACGAATTGCTGTGCGACGAAAACAAAATGCTCAAATCCGGCCTTTCGCCGCCCATGCAGATTGTACCCATTTCAGCGACGGTTGTTTTCCCGATGCCAGGCGGAGCCATAATACCCAAAAGGCGTATCTTGCGCTTATTCAAGTCCTCCAACGCCTTTACAACCTGGTATAACTGTTTCCGACGCGGCAAGTAAAACTGTTTCTTCATGTCGCGGTTGCTCTCAGCATAACGGAACGCGCAATCAAAATCGCCTCCCCTCGCGTCAAACAACAGCGTCCGATTATACACATCCAACGCCGCCGCACCGCCGCCAGACTTCACCAATTCCGCAGTATTCGCCCGTATCAGCTTATTCGTTTCGTGATCGTCCGTATCTACGCAGAGCGTAAGGCAATCCATCATAGCCGATACGTCGTTCTTATATTCAGTTAAAAGCCGCTTTTTGAGTGCTTCGTAATCATCCATCGCCCGATTCACCAACAGAACATTCGTAAGGACTTATATACCACATACCTGGCTTGTAGTCAGCATAGTCAACGAAACGCAACTGATGATAGATTTTCACGCCATCGTTGTTTTTGTCTGTGTACCAAATGTACTTTACGCGGTCTTTGAACCTTTCATCAGAAATCCTATATTCTTGCCCCTGCTTAATCTTAATTGCCGATTTAATTATATCTGAATCAGCTATTTCAAGAAACGCGCCATAGTCCCCGATCACGATGCGGCAATATGCGATTGCAAGCGCAAATCCGTTATGCGTGTAAACCGTTTTTCTTTCCCCATCAACATTGCACCACGGAGGGAGTGCATTTGCGTACTTTTTGCGAATATCGCCAAGAAAAAGGTTGTATCCTATCGGCTCATAGTGGTATTCTTCCGCAAGCCGTTTCTGAAAGCGGAGCATTTCAAGACCAATCTCTCCAACCATAACGACGCATTACCCCATTTTCATGCCGCCAAACTGCTTCATCAATGTGGCATAACCGTCCGACATCTCATACTGCTTGCACTTCAAAAACTCTTGTCTGCCGTCCCAAACCGTAGAAATGCTATGCCATGTCAGATCAACGCGCTTTGCCGTACATCTTCCCGTGTTGCTGTTGTACTTGCACTCGCTCGAAGCACAATATACGCTCATTTCCCGCTCCGTTTCGCGTCTACAAACGCCCTTGCCAAATCGTCTATCATCTGATGCATATACCGCTCTTGCAAATCGTCTACATGGTCGGACACCAAAGATGTTTTCAAGTGCAACAGTTCATGCACAAGCGTCTTTTCCCAATCAAACGGCGCAATCCGCTCTCCGTAATACTTTTCATCGAGCATTTGAATAACAGCCGTCTTGCCGCACTCCGTCCACTCCGTACACCCGCTACAATCCGCAAGTGTCATATCATCGGGAGCGCAGTTATCATTGAGCTTGATTATCCAATCGTGCAAACCAAGACGCTCTTTCCACTCGTTCAAAAGACTTTCGTGTTCGTTCATTTCCCCCGCATCACCTTTAACTGCGTCTTGCAAAGCTCCAACGCCTCATAGTTGTCAAACCCATTCTCCAACAGCTTACTATAAAAGAACCACATCGCTTCCGCTAACGCGCCCATTGCATCAAGCAAGTTACTTACTTCGTCCATAGACACCCCTTTTTTGTTTTTCGCGCCGAAATCAGACCTTGATTTTCACGAAAATGCCGATTATGCACTATTATTCTGCGTTTATACAGTAATCAAAAGTGTTTTCCCCGAATATTTTTTGTCTTTTTGAATATTGATGTGAATAATTATTCATTATTTGCATGGTTTTCACTTATAAAGGTGAACTCCAACGGGAAATAGCGGTAGTGTATATCTACGACACAGCGCCCACCGACACCTTGCTCAACCTTGTAACTGAAAACATCTTTTGCAACGTCTTTCCCGTCGATAAAGATTTGCGCTGTTGTTCCGTGACTAACGATCTTGATTTTCTCGTTCATATGTATCTCCTTTTATGCGAAAATGCTTGATTTTTCAACGGTTTTGTGGTAGAACAGAGAGTGAAATGAGGTGGGGAAATGTACATTCGCAGACAAGACGCGATTGATAGCATTGAGGACAGCATCGGCCTTATAGACAGGGCGCTTTGCGACATGGATATTCCGCTCTGTGACGAGAGAAAGATGTTGGAAAGAGAACGCGACGCGCTTGAGTCTTTAATGGACGATATTAAAGAAATCCCCGCCGCTGACGTTATCCCACGCGACCACATATAGATGGCAAGTACCCTGTAACCGTTCAAAACAACCGCATCACCGTACAGAACTATGAAAAATAACTACCACCGTAAACTATACCGCTGTGACTACTTCGGATGGCGCTACTACTGCCCTAACGCAGCTAGACGGCAAAGACGTGCAGATAAGGCATTAGCTAAGAAAGCCGCCCGTAGACAACGTAAAGCATCTATAAGCGAAGATTAAAGAGTGTATCTAACCGATATGCTCTTTTTTGTTTTGCGCGATTTTTCAGACCTCAATTTTACCAATATTCACTATTATTCACTAGATTATTCACTTTCCAAAGTGTTTTCCCCGTGATTTTTGAGACATAATGAATAACTGAATGAATATTATCCGTTTGATTTTGGAGTAAAAATTGCTTCTTCCAAACTCATGCCGCGATATTTCATACGGTAATACACGGTTTGCGGCAGTATTCCGTAGTGATCGCACACGCTTTTCAGATTCCCGGAAAATCCTCTTACCGTGTAAACATCCGGCGTGTTTTTGGGCGTTTTAAGTGCCAGTTCCAAAGAAACCCCGTCTTTTATCCGTCTCCGTACCGTAGGAATGGATTGCCCGTAAATGAGACACCACTCCCCTAAAGTCCGCTGTTCACCGTTGATTTCATAGAGCTTTTCCAACTTTTTGTTTGCGCGGAAAACGGGCAGTAGGTTTTTGGAATACTCTCCAATGTCAGCGGGCGGGTCGTATTCACCATCGCACAAATACACGCCCAGCTTCCGCGCCATGATTATTGCAGGGTTTGAAAACCCCTTGTCACATACAACAGCAAACTTTGTGCAATCGTAAAACCTACCTCCGGCATATACCTCTTGTATTGCTGAAACATCAGACGGAGCATCCTGTTTCTTACATTGCACAGCTACCCGCGTACCATCATCTTCGGTTATGATAATGTCTACGCCAAAATCTTTGTGACATTTTGTGCGCTTTGCGTTATACCCAAGCAAAAGTAGCATTTCTTCCGTTTCTCGTTCATAGCTATGCCCTTTAGCTTGCTTCTTTCGCGTTTCTCTCTGCAAAGCAGACGAATACTCGCAATTTGGATCGCCACAAGTGGTCTTTGTTCTTCTCGTAAACAAAACGGTGGGGCGTTCCAATACCATTCTGCCGCAATCGCACTTTGCGAGAAACATTCCATCGTAACGCCCCGTGACGGTCAAATGCCCTACGCGCCTACCGATCCATTCATCCCCGGAGTAGTCCTTTGGTTTCCTGTGTGCGCACGGCACAACGTTGCCGGAAACAACATCATCTATTCTTGACTTCTTTGTAGCTCCGCATACGGTACACTCGATTTTGCAGCTCTGAACGCCGTTGTATTCTATGACTTTCCAATCTCCATAAGTCTTGCCTAAGTGGTCTTTTTGTCTCTGCGCGATTTTTTCAAGGCGCTCATTTTTCGCAGCGTCCTCCGCTTTCCTCTTGCGCTCAAACCGACAATCACAAGTAGTCTTGCGTCCCTTGCCTCTGCGCCAGTCTTGCGCGTGGTATTGATACATTTCTTTTCCGCACAGATTACACTTTACCGTCCACCGCTGATCTCTGCGTCCCCAATCGTATTCAACCTTGACGCAAGTGAAATCGCCAACGACGCAACCCACATACTTTTCGTACTGTTCGCTTTGCCGCCTCGTAATGTCAGACAACGCAGGTACAAAAGATAAGTCATGATCCCCGTACTCGCCATTCCACAGACACATCATCGGCCTTTGCCTCCCAACAGCAACCTAATACCGCGCCTAAACGCTTCGCCCCGCGTTATACCATGCTTATCGCAGTATAATCGAAGCTCGTTCTCCGTCTGCTCGTCTAACCTTATGCTATACTTAACAGACTTAGGTTTTTCTATTGGTGGCCTGCCCGTTCTCGCTGACACATTAACCACTCCTTTCATGTATTATTATACACTATGTGTGGCAATATGTCAATGATTTTATGTGTGGCAAGAAATAGAAAGGGGAGCTACACGGGAAGCTAACCCGCCGCCCGCCGCCGCTCTCCACTCCCCCACCGGGTACGCCCTGCGCCCATTGGAAACAGGACGCTTTCACGGCATTATTGAACAAAACTTCCTTTTTGTTTCATTTTCAAGCGCATATACCAGCATCCCCGGCAAATCGTTTGTGCAATGTGTCAATCGCTTGGAAGCTCTGCATATTTTTCCGCTATATTCACGGCTGATTCATCGGTAATACCTTGCTTTGGTTGTATAACAAGCTCTTGCTGATCCCTCATGTCATAGTAATTCTTTGCTCGGAAGAAATACAGCACAGCGTTGAGCTTACCGGCGCTTGCCATTCCAGCGTCAAAAGCAGCAAAACAGTCGAACGCTTTTTTAATGATGTCACTACGGATTGCGCTACAGTTTTCGCCATTCTTCCATCGGTGAACGGTTTGCCTTGGGTATCCTAACGCGAGACAATAGTTTTCGACGGTGGGCCTTTGTCCTCTATCAATGCATGATTGGATATACTCTTGCGACCTGGTATATATGTCATCGTCTGTATTGGGTCTATCGTCGCCCATATTCCAGCATCGGAGCGTTTCGGATAGTACGGCGCTGATCGTCTCTTTATCCTCTGTATCTGGGTCTATTGCATTGGGGAAATTGTACTTGCCGCCTCTTCCCGTCTTTTTAATCGCCTTGCTTTGCGTTACAATCTCTGTATTGTCCTTTGCCATGCTGATACATTCCCCCATTCAAAACGCAGTACAACGCATTTATCGCGCTTGTATGCCCTGTCAAGTATTATTCCTTTACAGTAAGATTATAGCATTTTGGTTGTATGTGTCAAGTGTTTTCCCTTTACAGTATGGATATAAAGATGCCGCGCAAGCCGTTATTTTGACCTGTGCGGCGTTTCCCTATTCGCTGCGTGTTTGGTTGTCCCTCTCCATCCGTTCACGAACAGCGGCGAGAATGTACCCTTGTAAACTCTCTCCGGCTGCGTTGGCTGCTTTGCGGATCGCTTCGCCCTCTGCTTTCATTGGCCGAATCTGGATGTTGTCGCATTTGCTATTATATGTATCGTTTGCCCGCCTCCGGGCTTCACTCACCGGGCTAATAGCTATCACCTCCCGCAGATCATCATACCACCATCGGCAGACTACACGCAAGCGTACAATTTATACAAATCCTCATGCGTACATTTGTGCAATATTCCATCTTGATATTTGTACTCATGCGTGTATAATGATAATCAGAAAGAGCCACACGGACAGGCCACAGAGCCGGAAAGGAAAAGAACAATGAAGTATTACAATGTGACTTTCAAATGGTACGACACAGACACCTATTGCAGCAACATCGCCAAGGCCGAGTGTGCCGAGGATGTGAAAGCCCATTACAGCAAGTATGACAATGACCCCATCATCAGCGAGGCCAGCAGCTACGAAGTCGAAGCCGCACAGGAGCGGGGCAAGCCGATCGTGACTTGCCCCCACATCGAAGCCCCCGCCGAGGTTGAAGCCGAGGCAGAGCCAGAACATGAGCAGACCGAGAGCGAGAACGACGAAGCCCAGGCCGAGCCGTTCGCCATCACCCACAACGACCAGTTCAACAGCACGGAGATCGCCTTTGACGGCAAGCCCTCCGAGGCCGTCCGGGATGCGCTGAAAGGGCTGCGCTTCCGCTGGCACAGGGCGCGGGGCATCTGGTACGGGTACGCCGACCCCGCCACAGTCCGCGCCGCCATCACGGGCGAGGCCGTGACAGAGCCGAGCCGCCCTACCCCGGCAGCGAAGCCGACGAGCCGCCCACAGGTTGACCGCGAAGCCCTCCGGCGCGAGTTCTGCAAGGCATGGGACAGTCCCCGCATGATTGACTACTGCGTGAATAAGGTTGCGGCGGTTGCCGTTCTGCCCTCCGGCGAGATTATCACCGTAGACAAACAGAGCATTGAAAAAGATTTCTGTTTCGGTGAAAGCGGTTACGACTACGACGAAGCACAGAGCGCCGCAGCCCATGCCCGAAAGAGTGAAAGCTATTTCAAGGCGCAGAACATGAAGCACTTCACCGAATGGCTGAAAGACCTTGACGAAGCGCGGACGATGCGCGGCAATTACGCCCTTGTGATTGGGTCGAAGCAGTACACCGGGCAAACCGAAGATTGCAAACTGGCGTTTGTGGAGTTCGTCAGACTGTCCGACCTGATCGACGCTTGCGGCGGGTCGTGCTATCTGGAAGAATTGCCCGGAAAGGTGCTGACCGTCAGAGGATGCGAACGCAGAGTTGCCACGCCGGAAGAAATCGACCTTATCACGGGGGCATACAAGACCGCAGCGGCACAGCACGAAAAGAAAGTTGATGCCTATTTGAAGCGGTACGGGACAAGCAAGGTTAACGCTTGGACATACTGGCGTGACGCTTGAGCAGGCAGAGGAACGCGAAAAAGGGCTGACCTATCGGCACGACGGGGAGAAAGGAAAAGAAAATGTTTTTGGAAACGTGTGAAAGCGGATGCCACGTTGTAAAAGTGCGGTTTTCTGACGGTGACGAAATCGTTACAAAAATGATCGCATCGGAGCGGAGAATCCGCGAGTATTACAGAATCGGCAACATCTTCAACCTTGGGACGTGTGAAGATCGTCTTGTCAAGGTCGTTTCTGTTGAAATCATCGCTTGATAACAGTTAGTAATACTTTCTTCCCCCGTTGACGGGAGCGGAGAAAAACGGTAAAATCAGATCGGAGGATGAAAAAATGGGATACGAAAGCAAAATTGTTGTGATTGACAGGCGGGAGCATGACGCAACGGAAAAGCATCCCGCATGGGTCTACGGAAGCGAGATTGCCCGCTTTGACCTTAGCAAGATGGGCTATGAGTGCGTAGACGGTAAAGAGTTCAGAGAAGTCTTTTCTGTGCCGATTGACTTTGATTTGTACATTGCCAACGATGACGGCGAAATCCACCCGGACGAATACTGGCGCGAGGATTGCTACGGCGAGCATTGCAAAATGGCAAGCATTGATGATGTTCTGCAATGGTTAGAGAAATCCGAAGTGCTGAAAGAATACCGTCGCGCAAAGCTGTTTTATGACTTTCTGCGCGTTCTGAAAGAGCATGAGAACGAATACCATCAGATTGTTCTTGTGCATTACGGATATTGAAAGGAGAATGAAAAAATGAAAGACTATCTGCATTATGAAAACGATGGGAACAAATGGATCTGGTATTGGCACAGTTGGACTGATGGCAAGAGCAGATCCGGTGGATGGTACAAGACAAAATACTTCTGCACCGACTCTAACGGCGAAGGGCTGTTCGTGGTATACCCGGAGCGCGGCGAACGCACCCAACTCTTGGGAACGTGCCAGTTTTCCCTTGCCGGACTGAAAGACCCGAAAAGAGCAATCCGCAGACGCTATGAGGGTGCAGACGAATGACTACCATCATCATCGCCGCCTAACAAACGAAAGGAGAACTAAAAATGAAGCAGATTGAAAACGCAACCTTTGAGCGCTATACCTTTGGTGACTACATCGTGGAAGTCGAGGAAAGTCCGGACGGCGTTATTGACTTCTGGCTTTACAAAGACGGCTTTGGAGTAAAAGAATATGTGTTTGGTCTGCCGTTGCATCAGCCCCACGCGAAAGACGGAAAGACGGAATACACGAAAGCGGAAGCGCTTGACATGGCTTTCTGCCAGATGGATGACTACATAGCGGACTACCGCGAACAGTATGAGGACGATGACGAATGAATCTTGCAATCTTTATTCTGCTCATATGGGGCGCTTGCGCCATCATCAACAAGGTATCAGCCCACGCCAGAGAAAACGCCAGACAGCGCGAAATTGAGCGCATGAAAGCGGAACAGGCACGGCAGCGCATTGAGCAACAGAGACAGCGCGAGGCGATCAAACAGCGTGAGCGTGAAGCGCGGGAACAGGCGCGGCGACAGTTGGAGCATGACAAAGCGATTGCCAAAGCCGCAAAGGAGCGCGAGGCCATGAAGAAAGAGCAGGCACGACAGGCGGCAGAGATTGCAAAGCATGATGCGGAGATCGAAAAGCTGAAACGCACCGTTGAAAAAGCAGAGTTTGACATCGGCTTTCTGCTTCAACGTGTCGCAGAGCTTGACAGCCAACTTGACTATCTGATGATCCAACAGGCCGGGACGGTTCCTGGAAGCAAGGCGTTTGAAAAGTATCAGAATCAGATCGTAGCAAAGCACAAGCAGATTTACACCGCCGAAAGCAAGCTGAACAGAGCGCAGTATGACAAAGCACAGGCGGCGGCAAAGCTGAACGCATGAAAGGAGATTATCATGAAATACAAGGGTTATTATATCGACAACATCGACGGCGTAGACGGTGAAACAATCCACGCATGGATGAACGCGCTCGATGAATACGAGCGACTACTCACGGAACAAGCAGAACATGGCGGCGTGTTTGAAGAAGTTTGCAATGCCGGGAAATTGGTTGATGAATGCCGCGATGCAATCGAAAAAGAATACGCAAGCAAACACGCACCACTGCCGTCAATCAAAGATTTCAAGTTTTCTGATCTCGTCAAATAATCATCACAAACAATCAAGCCAGAGGTAGAAACACCCCTGGCTTTTTTGCGTTCTATGCCCTTTTGCTTCTGCCTATGCTCGGATATTATCAAAGCACTAAAACCGCCACACAGCGAAAGTATAAGCCCCGGACAATGCGCCGGGGCTTTTTGCGTTTATTCGTCTTTCTTCGTTCCAATATACTTTCTGCGCGTCCGTGTTTCACGATCCCATTTCAGCGGCAACGCCTTTCTGCGCTCTGCTTCTTCATCGTCAAAGCCGCATGTGAATGTCGGCGTACCGTCTAACGGGCAAAATCCCTCTTTTGTCTGCGGTTGTGTGCAAGTCATACATTGTCTGATTGCGTAATTCATTCATCTACTCCCCGTATTTCATAGGTCTGTGCAATTTCGCATTGTTCAACTTCGGAATAGTCTATATCGCGCCACAACGCGAAAAACAACACGTTCATTGCGATAAACGCAATGGCGGCAAGGCAAAGCACAATCATCGCAAACCGTCTGCGCCTATCAATCTCCGCAAGTCGGACTTCTGCTTTGTAAACCTCGGCTAAATCAGCTTTCGTCATAAACGGGCGAAACGGCAAACTTGTCTTTTCTGCGCACACCGTTCCGCAATACTCGCACGTTCCACTTTTCAACGGAGCGCCGCAGTTTTTACACGTTGTCAACTAAATCCCACCTCTAAATCGTATTCGTCTTTCAGCGTGTCCAATACGTCTTGATACTTGATTGTGCCGTCAACTATTGCGCTTACATTCTGCTGATACTTGCGGTTGAACGCTTGCATCTGTTCATCCGTAGGGCTGAAAATATCCATCAGCGACAGGCACGACACCGCAAGTGCAAACTCTATCGCTTCACTTTTCCCAAGATCATATGCTTTCTGCACATCTGCGGCTGTTGCAGGACGGCGGCGGGGATTAACTTTCTGTTTCGCCATCGCTCCACGTCTTTCCGTCCATCGCGCGGAAGATAACGCTTGTCGGATTTCTGCGCTCAATGCTGAATTTGTGCGATATACCGTCTTTCTGCGTCGTCGTGTCGCAAATAATATCCGCGTCCGGGTTATCGTCCCACCACATTTCTAACAGTTTCAAACAGCGCTTTGCGGTTTCGTCTGATACCGTGAGTTTTGCTTGGACGTCAACGGTTAATTCAGCTGCTTTCATCAGAAATCCCCCCCAACAAAGCAACGCACCGTAATAAAATTTCCGCAATCCAAGCAAGTCGTTGAAACCGTCCCGTCTTTGGTTCTCACTTCTGACGACGTTTTGATAAATGTCGCGCCGCATACGGGACAAGCAATGCGATACCGCGTATCGTCTTTCTGCTTCTTCGGCTTCTGCGTCTCTGTACGCGCTACAATGCGTTTTAAGGCGCTGTTGCTCCCGTAGAGCTTGATACACACCGCCGCGCTAAAAGCGGCGTAGTCGCTGTCTAATTCGTCTGAGGCGCGTTTTACGATGGTCTTTGTACCGTCGTTCCAAAACACGATCATTGCGTTATTGTTTTTGATGATGCGCTTCGGCGTATATGTGTTGTTCGTTCCCGGCTTGCAAGGTACACAAGTGATGTTGATTTCTTGATGATTGCCAATGAATCGACTTCCGATGAATTGACTTTCGATTCGTTTGACTGCAAGACCAAGCGGACTAAGCGCGTTAGAAATATCGTCGTTTGTCATGTCAATCTCCTTTCCTCGACGGAATATCCATCATGTCCGGGCGTTTTTCCTCTGTCCACGCAAGACCGCAAAGATTCCAGATTGCAGAGATCAGATGATCTTCGTCGTTCTGACCGTCCATGTACTTCACAAGATGCCGGAACGCTGAATCTGCGAAGCTGTGAGCCGGGATGCCCTTTTCCCAATTCCTTTCTGCGTACTTTTCTGCGCCTCGCTCATAGTGCTGTGCAAGCCGCATCAACACGCACATCGGAAGCAAATCAAAGCGGCCTTTACCGTTGTGCATATCGCGGACTGCGCCGCTTGTGAACTCCGTACGTTCTCCGCTGTCCTTAATCTGCCCGATTTGCATACTTGCCGCACCCCCCATTCATTTCTTTGCAACCGCCCGTGTACTCGCACAGCGGCACAAGGAACGGCTCAAACTCCGGGCAAACAGAGATAACCTTTCTGCACATTTCACGCACGACATCTTGCGTTTCTTCGGATGCCATTTTGCAAAGTCGCTTGTTTGCGATCACGCACAATTCTTCGCCATTGATGTCCCAAATCATATCAACGGGCGCGTTCTGCGGTGCGGCGTTTCTGTCGTATTTGCTTTGCCTGTCGTTTCTCTGGCTCTTGACATATGGTTGCGCGTGGACATGGCGGCAAAGATGCACCGAAACCCACGACGGCAAATCCTCAATCAGGAAACTAAAACGCAGATAGCGGATAGGGCTGTGCCGTGCGCAGAGAATTTCGCGCTTCCATTCATCAGACGGCGGCGTAACCGGGTGCTTGCCTATGGTTACAAGCGCTCTCCGCTTTACCTCCATCCAATCCTTTTCTGTGGGATATTCAAGTAGCTTTACTGTCATGTTTTGCCTCCTTTAATACTCTTTTTTCACATCCAACGCCGTATTTGCATCCTCGTATGTGTCCTGTGTCCAGAAGATAATCGCATAGATTGCTGCTATACTCTCCAACGCCACAATAGACGCACGGTTTACAGTATTTGCGGTTCGCTTCTTCTTCAGTGATCCCGCGTTCTGTCGCCTGTCGCTTTTCTGCTTTGATCTTCCGCGCTCTTGCTAATTGGATGTTGCGTAGCCGCTGACATTCGCTACAGTATTTCCGCGTTGACGCACATCCCTTTGGCAACTCGCCGCCGCAACGTAGGCAAATCATTCCCTTGCCTCCTGTTTCAGCCAGTCGAGCCATGCTCCCGTTGCCATTTCCAGTGAGCCGCCTGTAAGATTAAGGACACCGCCCGCAATCCACTCTGCCAGTTCCTCCGGCGATTTGCTGATGATGCGGTCGTAGTTGGTGATGGGTTTGCGTCTCTTTTTGCAGTTCCACGCCGCGCCTGTTCCTTGCCCGCGCACCAGCATCATCGGGTGAATCAGTTTCCCGTCAGCTTTGCAATAAGCAGCGTTGCCAACAATTTCAAACTGCTCGCACTCGTCGCAGTAATTGACACGGCCTTTATTGGATTTTGCTTTTTCAAGCGGCGTCATCACTCGCCCTCCTCTGCCATCCACGCAGGGCGCTCCCGCTTCCAGCGTCTCCATGCGAACACTCTCCACATGGGCGGCTCACGGTTCAGCCACTTGTCAAAATCTGCAATCCACATAAGCCGCAGATTATAGCGGCGTTTCTTTTCTTGGCGTTCACTCATGTCTCGCTCTCCTCAGCCTGGATAATAGTGGGAGCGGCTTTTACCCGCAAAGAACACTCAACAAACGTACCAAGCGATTGCGATACTCGCGCATACATTTCTCCGCCCTCAACTTCGTCAGCCCATTTGTGACACTCATCAATGCTCTCCTTAATGCTCTGTCTCAGCGCATCCGCATCAATCAGCCTCCCATGCGGTGGGACGAGAATGAGAGGGCAATCATCCGGGCGCTTTTGATATTCGGTGGAACGGGCGTTGAACATACACTCGTCGCCCTCCATCGTCCGGTACTTAAGCGGACAATACCCACAGCTTGTCGGCATCTCCATGCCCTTGATTAAGATGCTCATGTCAATTCCTCCACATACATCCAGCTCTGCGGCGGGTGCTTGATTTCATGCGTCGGCATTGGATAACCGTCCTTAAATATGACGCACGTGTTCCAACTCCGAAACTCGCTGAGTTCCTTCGGCTTGTCGTAGATGGTCAGATTGGATATATGCAGGCCGTGGCCTTGCTTCCCGTTGCCGAGGTATTCCATGATCTCCACGTCGGAAAGGCAAGTGCCCGGCACCTCATAATGCGTCACCAGCGCCTCCGGATCGCTGCATGAAAACATCAACGGCAGGTCTGCATCACAAGTAAACTCCGCCCACACTTTGCAGTTAAATACCGTGTGATGCTCAAATGCTTGGTGGGCATTCTTTTGATGCAGTCTGATTTCTCCGTCGTGCGTTGACCTATAGAGCGTCTTACCATCCGTGCAGTACAGATAGCCCTTGTACGGCACCGGTATCTTTGGTGCTTTCTTACGCACTTCAACGGTCTTTTCCCCGCGCGCGATCTTGTAGCACCACTCAGGGCGGACGCTGATAAGAACCATTTTACTCATGTTTCCTCCACAAAATCAATGCTCGATAAATCGTGTGTTATGTAGAACGATGTTCTGTCGTTCCAGATGCGAATGATGCGCGACGGATACTCACAATCAATCCTGAAATGGTTTCCATTCAGCCGGACATCATCACAGCCGCCGCCAAAGCGCACCTTCGGCCTCTTTTTGTTTCCGTTAAACGCCGCGACAAAATCCATGCAGGCGTATCCGCTGTCATGCTTTCTCCGGCTTGGAATTATATAAACGGCATCCACGCCATGGATTACGTCATCCCACTTCCGCTTTGGAACGGAAAGAAGTAATTCTCGTTGTGTCATGTTTCCTCCTTTCTCAACCTCTTTTCTGCATGGCTTGCTCGAAATACATCGCTGCAAGCAGAATAGTCATCGCGCCGTACATATCTTCCGTGCTTATCTGTTCAAACGCCCTTAATAAAACGGAAACCAATCCCCAGATAAACAGAATCACGAATCCCATGTTTCCCCCTTCGGCGGCTTTTGGAGCGGCATAGGGGCTGGCTTTTCCATCCAACCGATTACATATACGTCTGCGACTTCCGTGTGCATAGGTGCGTACAGATGCCAGTATGCTCCGTCGTAATACCCGTACATTGTTCGCCATGCGTCATGCCAGAAAACAGTAATTTGAACGTCTCTCCTATCATCCGGCAACCGCTCCGTCACGGGAATCCAACGCCTCGCCCGCTTCAAATTTTCATTTTCCATTTCAAGGGCGCTGATGTTGCGGAGAAATTTCTTCTCACCGGCTTGCAGTTCCTCTATGGCATCGGCGGCTTGCGCGTAATCTTCGGCAAACACATTCCGCACATTCACATTCGGCGGAGCCTTCATCCTGTCTGAAGCAATCAAAAACTCCCCGTGTTCTCTCAGCCGCTTTACCAGTTCCTCATACATCGTCGTCACCGTCCATTCTAGCGCCACAGAACGGGCAACAAATCGCTTCTCCCGTTTCGGCATCATCGCTATAACGCCCACACTCGGAGCAGTGCGGGATGTGTCCCGGTTCGTCTATCCACTTCCCATGCCGCACAGGCACAACATCGGCGGCGGGGATTGCCCTTATTTTTTCCTCGTCATAGAAACTTACCGCCTCTATCGCCGCCTCGCGCTCAATATACTCAGCCATTGTCAGCCCTCCCTCTTGCTGCACCCGTCCACATCCGGGTCAACCGCGCCCAGCATCGGGCACCAGGCGAACGCGCCGCAGGGGTGAAGGGAAAGATTGGCGCATCCTCTGCAATGGGGCAACTGATTGGATCTCAACCGGGCGTTGTCAAGAATCAAAGTCTGGATGTCTCTGTCACTCATGATATTTCTCCTTTAACAATGCGCATTTTTTGCGTGTTGTTTATCCAAATACATCAGGCTCTACATCTCTGTCGCCGAAAAAATCTTCATCATCGCCTTCAATGGAAAAAGCTTTTTCCTCTCCCAACGTCCATTTATGTTTGTGAAATATCTTGATATCGTAGTTTCGTCTTCTCTTTCGCTCCGAATGGATGAACATTTGTTCTGCTCTTCCCATTCTTTCTTCCACTTATACGAAGGATTCGACATTCTTTCGGCAACAATCTTTTCATGCTCACGGCGCATAGCTCTGTATGTGTAATCGCTAATTTTCTTTTTGGTTTCTGGATGCGAAAGTGCATTGGAAATGTAATCGCGTATTTGCCATTTGTCCATGCTGTCAAGGTCTACATCATCATCCAAAGCACGAGAAATATCATGCGCATATTTTATTTGCTTTTCTGTGGGTTGGATTTTGCTCATGCTCATTCCTCCAAAAACTGTTTCATCGGCTGAGGACTTTTAAGCGGCATTCTTGGCAGAGGGAAGAAGCTATCCTTGCACAGTTCCTGAAGCATCATGCCACCCCACAACAGATATACGTCGTGCTTCTGAAATAGCCCGTGTCCACCGTGAACGCTTTCCAGATGCGCTTGCCCTGCACCCGATTGTCCTGCCAGTATGCGTCCTCCGGCACGTCGTGTTCGCCGTCCATCGCCGCCTTTGCCGCTTCGTATGCAAGTCGCGTCGTGGCGCTGAAACCTCTTGTGTACGCCTTTAGATACTGCCCCGGCTGTTCTACTACTTCCCGTACCGTGTCGGGGAAATGCGGCGATTTAACCCTGTTGCAGACCACCGCACCCACGGCTACGGAATGTTCCCACTCGCACCATTCGGGATCAGCTTCGTTCTGAATGACTTTTGCGATAATGTCCAAGCCCTCTTGCTCTTTCGCCCACTCCGCTTGTAGTGCCTTGATAACTTCGCTGTCCTCCGCATATCCAACGGTGCGGAGAATGTCAGCCGCATTGTGCAAAGCGTCCTGTTTCGCCGTGGTAATCCGTTCTCCCTCAAATGCCTTTGCTGGCGTTGCCAACATCACGCAAAACGCGACAAACAGCACGACAAGGCAGATTATGATACCGCGTACTATGTCTTTGTGTCTCATGTTTCGTCTCCCTCTGGAAAATGTTTTTTCGTTACGGCAATCGGAAATTCCTCAATTTCACTCGCCCAAACAGGAATACCGCCGCATTTGGAAAACGCCAGCGGAAACCCGCCGATGCCGTCAAACAGACTTGCCATCGTCACGGGGCGCTCATACTGTGCCGCGATTCTCCGTGCCATCCATTCCCAAAACGGCATTGCAATAGAATTCCCAAGCGCCTTGTATTTGTGGCTGTCTGCGTCTTTGTGTACCCTGCCATTGCTGTCTGTCCAATCTCCAATGTCAACCCATCCATCAGGGAATCCTTGCAAGCGCGTACATTCAAGCGGGGTCAATCTGCGTACCGTACTTGCGCCTACCATCGGGCGGTCTTTCTCTTGTGCCGTCAGCGTTGTCGCAGTCCCATCCTCTGTGATTCCGTTGTGTCCTTTTCTGTCGCTCATGTAGGTCGGCTCGTTCACAGTTTCACCCCCCCTATGACCGTTACTGTCGGTGGGTCTTTGTAGTCCGTTGCCGCCAATCCGCTGGCTATCCCGTCCGTTATCCCTACCGTGTGCATATAGTTGTGGCTTGTCGTTATCGTTTTCATCCGTAATCAGCATATCGTTGTATGCGTCCTGTCCGTTGTATGAGCCGGGATGACCTTCTGGGTTAAGCGTTCCGGCTACCGTCTGATAAGTGATTATGCATCCCCTCCGTTCTGCTTTGATGGTAAGGGCAACGCCCCCCCTACTTTGGGCGTGGGGTCATCGGATATGTAGTCAGCTTGTAGAATCATCGGAACATACCCGCCACATAATCCCATTGAAGCCGACAAGCAAGGGCAAGTTTCTGTTTCTTCTGCTCTAGCATGGTTCTGGTTTGATTCCAAAATCAACACCTCGCTACCCCCCCCTATGTCCCCGCCGCTGGCTCTGAGCGTTCCAAGTCCGGCGGCATATCCACCGTGGGAGGATGGTGCGTAGCTAAGACAATCGCTGTGTAATCGGTTATTCGGTCTTGGTGATCTCCCGTGATTGTTGGGCATACGCCACCCCCCCATTTCCTCTTGCGTCATAGACGGTTGCGTAGCAGACGGCGTGTACCTCTGTGCTGTTTAATGTGTACATCGCCCCCCTACTTGCCATCCGTTTCCAAAGTGTGACGGTCTATAACCGTTTCCCTCCAAACAAATAACGTCTGATCTTGGCTGACACCCAGCGTCCCGGATTTCTCCCATTGTATCAGCGCTCCCTTGCCAGCTTTCTTTCCGTAAATATCCGTGTCGCACCCCCCCCCGAATGTGGTGGGG